CCGACCTCCAGGGCCTAGCTCAAGGCGCAGATGGAGGCGCAGGCGGCCGAGACGGCGCAGGTTTCTGCCTTCCGCATCCGGTCTGCTGCTCGGCACACAGAAGACGACGTGCGCGCCCTTCTCGGGGTGCCCTCGATCAGCGAGGTCAAGACCTTCAGCGCCCAGATCAAGGCGCAAATGCAGGCGCAAGCGAACGAGACGGCGCAGGTTGCGGCCTTCCGCGTTCGGTCGGCTGCGCGGCACACCGAAGACGACGTACGTGCCCTTCTCGGGGTGCCCTCGATCAGCGAGGTCAAGACCTTCAGCGCCCAGATCAAGGCGCAGATGGAGGCCGAACAGCAGGCTCTGGCGGGTCGATGGGAGAAGCTGAAGGCAGAGGCTTCGCGTAGCTACACCGGCCGTGGAATTTCCATCGCGGCGGCCCAGGCGATGTCAGGGGAGATCGGGGAAGAGGCTACGAAGTCTTTCCTGGGCCCTAAGAAGTCTTCGCTGCTGCCGGAGGTTTCGACCCTTGAGCAGTACAAGCGGAAGGTGGGGGAAGCGACCGCAGCCCAACACAGCCTGAACCAAGCTCTGCGGGATGGCCACTCTGCCGCCCGAGGCCTCGCGTCAGGCTTCGGTGCTATTTGGTTAACCTGGGGGCAGATTGCTCCTCTGCTGGCGGGCGCAGCGATCTCCCACGGGCTCGTGAAGGGTCTCCGGGACGGAATGCAGGTCGGGAACGAACTGGCCCTGATCAAGAATTTAGGCGGGGAGTCCGCTGCTTCCGTCGAGAGGCTTAATGCGGCTCTGCTGGATACCCGCAACAATGGACCCTTCGGGCCGCGGGAGATTGCCAGCGCCCTCAAGACCCTGGCGATGGCGGGTCTCGATGCTCGTCAGCAACTAGAGGCTCTGCCTGCCGTAAAGGACTTCTCTGTTGTAGGCCAAGTCAGCTTGGAGAAGTCCGCCGAGAGTCTGGTGTCTATTGCTACGGCCTACGGGTATTCCGCCCGCGACTTTAATGTCGTGGGTGACATGGTGGCAAAGGCCGCAGCCTCATCGATGGCATCCATTGAGGGGATGTCCGAGTCGTTCAAGACGGCCTCGGTGGTAGCCCAGCAGTACAGGGTAAGCCTGGCGGACACCTCTGTGACCCTGGCTCTGTTGAGCCAGATAGGTATCAAGGGGTCTGCCGCTGGTACTGCTATGCGGCAGATGTACAGTGAATTGACCGGGGCCTCTGAGAAAGCCCGTAAGGTCCTTGAGAGGACTTTGAATGTCGACGTAATTGACAGGTTCACTGGGGGGATACGGCCACTTTCTCAGATCATTCCTGAACTAGCTGCCGCACTAGATAAGTTTGATGCCAAGTCCCAAATTAGGGTCCTTCAGGACCTTGGCAACGAACGTGGTACTAAGGCCCTCGTAGCCAACCTTTCTGCGTACCGTACCTCCCTTGAAACCACAGGCAAGGTGGCCAAGACTGAACTAGACCGCATGCGGGCGCTTATGGCGGATGCTCCTGGCTTCATGGCCATGGCTGCCAGTGCTCAAAGTTTGACGGCTCAGAATCAGGTAAAGGCTGTCGCTTCCGCCTTGGAGGCCAGCTTGGTTAAGGCATTCCAGTCAGTGGAGCCGGCCGTGCTCGAACTGAGCATGAAGCTAAAGGAAGTCTTCTCCTCCAAGGAATTCCAGAGTTCTGTAAAGAGCCTGATGACCTTGGTGGCTGAGTTCACCAGTGTTTTGGTCAAGCACGCAGATGTGGTGTATGAGTTAGCTCGTGCTTACGTTGCGTGGAAGGCAGTCACGCTAAGTTTTGCCGCCATAACCTCGCTCACGAACATGGTGACCACGCTGTCCCGCGGGGTAGCGACGCTGGGCGTGACCTCTGCTGCCGCAGCAGTTGGGACTGGGAGCTTAAATGCAGCACTGTCCGCTGCACCGGCCATGACTGCGGCGGCAGCGGGGGGTTTTGCTCGCCTCCAGGTGGCTATGGGGTGGATTGGGGCAATCGGTGCCGCTATCGGTGGGGCGGTGGCGATGTGGGCTCTCTACAAGGAGCGGTCGGTTGATGCTTCAACTGAGTCCGGCAGGGCGGCGGGCGTTGCCGCAAGGGCCTCCCTTGAGGCGATAAAGGAGGAGACGGCCCGGCTGAATAAGCTGATTGAGGCCCGCAGAAATGGAACTACGGAGGCGCTGGCTGCGCAGGAAGTTCAGCGCTTGGCGGTAGTAGAGCAGATCCGCCAAGAGGGGGAGGCGGAGCGGGCGATTCTTCGTCGGCTTCACGCTCAGAATTTGGCCAACAAGGCGAAGATCGAGGGTTCAGAGTTCAGCCAGTCGGCCCAGGGCGTTCGTGCCATGGCCGCTGCTGATAAGGCTATTGAGGGGAGTAGGGCCGCCCTAGTTGACTCCTACATGCGAACCTACGAGGGGGTCAACAAAGCTGAGGAAGCCGTTCGTGCTCTGAAGAATGCTGCCTCCACTAACGCCAAGATGGCAACGGAGGAGGCATCGGGTCGAGTTAAAGGGAACTTTGGAAAGGAGGCATACGTAGGGGATCAAAGTGCGCTCGCCCACGCCGACGAACTCGCCAAGAGCCGCCTCATGATCGAGGGGCTGAAGGCCGAAGAGGCGGAGATGGCCCAGTACATGAAGTTCCGCAAGGACCTTGATGAGGCCAAGTACAACCCGAATCTGTTCGGTCCCTTCATCGGGGCAGCGATGGCCGAACAGCGCGCCCTCAGCGAGACCTCCACGCTGCTGCAGATGCAGGCCCGGCACATCGAGGAGTTGAGGGCTGCGAAGGCCAACGCGAAGACTTTGACCCCGGCTGACCAGAAGAACCTGGACAAGGAGATTCTTCAGGAGGAGACCAGGTTCAAGCTGGCGTCGAAGAACCTGGAGTACCAGACAGAAATCGCCCGGGCCAAGGGCGATGCCCGTGCGCGTGCCGGGCAGGACGACTTCAACAAGACCCTGGAGCAGTTGGGGCAGAAGGACGTTCAGCGCAACATCGACATCACCGCGTCCTACGAACTTCGCACGCTGCGTCCTGAAGACGCCGCAGCCGAGGCGGCTCGCCTGGCTGTGCAGAAGGAGTACGGCGAGAAGATCGTCCTGCAGCAGTTGGCCGTTGAGAGGTCTCGGCAGTCCGAGCGCGAGTTGATGGACGCGCAGGCCAAGGCCCTGGAGGGCCTGCTGGCGCTGGAGGCCGAGGCGAAGAGTCTCTCCGGTGAAGCCCTGACCAGCAAGCAGCAGCAGGTCGAGGCGCAGCGCGCCGACCTCGCTGTGAGGGAGGCGGGGCTTGAGGCTACCCGCCAGGACCTCGCCATGCAGGGCCAGAACCTTGAGGTACTGAAACAGCGCGCCCAGGTGGCTGCGAAAGTCTCGGCCGAGATCGCCAAGTCCCAGGCAGAGTACGCGCAGACTGCGGCCTACGGTTGGGAGAAATTCTGGGCGGACTACGCCAAGAATGCCGAGTCGAGCGCCAAGCTGGTGGAAGACTCCATGAAGACGGCGACCACGGCGATGAGCGCATCGCTGGAGAAGTTCTTCATGGCGGGGAAGATGGACGCCAAGTCCCTAGGCGAGACCCTGCGCGCCGAACTGACGAAGGCGATGCTGGTCAAGCCGATGATGGATCAACTCAGCGTGTTGATGAAGGCCGGTGGGAACTTCATCCTCAATGCACTCAGTGGAGGCGGCGGCGGTGGACTCTTGCCGGGCGGCGTCGGCAATGTCCCATACGCCAAGGGCGGCGTCTTTGGCACTCACGAGGCATTCGCCCGCGGCGGCACCTTCACCAACAGCGTCGTCAGCCGACCCACGCCCTTCATGTTTGCCAAGGGGTCGAAGTTCGGCGTCATGGGCGAGGCCGGCGAGGAGGCCGTCGTCCCCCTGAAGCGCGGCCCTGGGGGCGTGCTGGGCGTTGCCAACTACGGCGGCAGCGCCCCCAGCGCCGCGCCGCGGCCCGTGACGTTGAACGTCATCAACAACGGCGCCCCGGTGAAGGCCCAGAGCAGCCAGCGCGAGACCCCCGAGGGCACGATCATCGACCTGGTGCTCGATGCGGTGGCCAGCGACATGGCCAGCGGCGGGCGGGTGCATGACGCCACCCAGCGCCGCTTCGGCCTGAACCCGGGCGGTACGACGCCGCGCTACTGATGGCTCTGCCCGAGCTGACCCTGCCACCAGGCACCCCCGCGTTCAGCGCGGAGGGGCACAACATCGAACTCGTCCCGATGTACGCGGACGTTCCGATGGTGACGGGGCACGATAGGCGACGCCGGGTCTACACCACCGTCCCGCGCTACGTGACGGTCAAGATGGAGTTGACCTACCCACAGATGCTGGCGGTGCACGACTGGTTCGAGGGGCCTCTGCAGGTCGGCGTTCAGCCCTTCAGCGCCCAGGTCGCCAACCAGGGCCCAGGTCTCCTGTGGTGGAAGGCGCGCTTCGCCGAGCCCTACACCGCCGATGCCGACGAGGCCGGGCAGTTGTTCGTCGTCACGGCGAAGCTGCTGCTCGAAGGCGAGGGGAGTTCGACGGGCCCGTACTCGCCGAACATGGCGGCGTCCGTCGGCGTTGCGCTGTCCGGGTCTGTCGTGATCGTGATGCCGGTCTCGCTGGCAGCCAACGCCACCATCGCCCTGGCCACCGTCGAGCCGCTGCAGGCGGGCGTTATCATTGCATTGTCGTATGTGCAAAATGGGGCTACACCAAGCTCAGCGCAGTTCGACCAGCGCTGGACCTGGCAGTTCTTGAACTACGCGGCCAGCCACTCGTCCGAGCTGTCGGACGTGACGCTGTCTCACCAAAGATCGTGGATGGGGTATTGACATGGCTTTCGCAGAGAAATCAGCCGACGGGGTATTCAACGGGTCGACGGCTGTGGACATCGTCCCCGTGCCCGCCAGCGCCCACACCCACGTCGTTCGCAACGTCACTGTGCACAACGCCGACACGGTCGCGGCCACGGTGACCCTGTACTACAACAACAACGGCACGCTGCGCAAGATTGCGAAGCTCGCCCTCGACCCTGACGCCACCTTGGCCTACGAGGTCATCCAGGTGCTGGATGCGACCACGAAGAAGATCCAGGGCGTCCTCGGGGGTGCCCATACAACGACCGCGCCCTCGTTCGTGGCGTCCTACGGCGATGTGAGCTAACCATGCCTCTGCAAGTCCTACCTGATCCTCTGGCGCTGCTGCGCCCCGTCAGCAAGGTCATCACCGCCAGCTACACGCGGCCGGCAGACACGACGGCCTACGCTGCGGGGGACGTGCTGGCTGACAGCACTTCGGCGGCCACGATCCTCACCTTCTCGGGGGTGAGCCGGGCCAACGGCCTGGGGTACCTGATCGACGGCGTCACGCTGGTCTACAGCACGGCTCCGGCCACGAAGGCGGATCTCGAACTCTGGCTGTTCGACACCTCGATCACCATCCAGAATGACAACGCTGCATGGAACCCCACCGACTCGGATCTTGAGAAGTCCCTGGGGTACGTGTCTCTCCTTGGATCTGGCGCGATCGTTGCCGCCCCCTCGGGCAGCAATGGGAACATGATCCAGCACGTCGAAGCCAAGGTGAAGAGCAGGGCGTCGGCGTCGTCGAGCACGAACCTGTACGGCATCGTTGTCGTTAGGAACGCCTACACCCCTTCCAGCGCCGAGAAGTTCACCTTCCGCTTGCACGTCATTCAGGATTGACGACGTGCGCCGGATTCACAGGTCTGCGGTGCTGTTGAGGGGGCGGGAGGCTACTGGTGGCTTCCCGTTCACTGACGTGAACGCCCTGCTGCACTTCAACGGTTCGGACGGGGCAACGAGCACCTCGGATTCGAGCAGCTACGCCAGGTCCGTAACTCTACAGAACTCTGCGACTCTAAGCTCCACGCAGGCAAAGTTTGGGGCCACGTCGCTCAGAACTGACTCTGCGACGAGCAAGAGGGCTCAACTATCCATACCGGCCACCAGCTTTTCCTACGCAACAGGGTGGTCCATCTCCGGGTGGCTTTGGTGTGATGCTGCATCCCCTCGACACGTTCTTTGCGGCGCAGATTTCTACGCCAGCGCCAGCACCTACCTTAGGGTATGGGCCGACTCAAGCAACTGGTACGTCGACGCCGCGGGGACGAACTACATCACGGCGGCGTGGACACCAATCACTGGGGCCTGGTACTTCGTTCGGGTGGACTCGGTCAACAACTCCAGCAACCCGTGCATCAAGCTGTTTGTGAACGAGGTGCTGATGGGCACCAAAGCGACTGCTGGGTACGTTGGTAACTGCCAGTACGTCTACATCGGGGCGATGCCCGAGATCGGCTCGATGACTGGGTACGTGGACGAGTTCAGATTCCTGACCAGGTCGGAGAGTCAATACCCCATCGAGGTCCCAACCTCGGAGTATGCGGACGCCTGACCCGGTGTAGCCATGGCCCTGTCAGAGTTCCCCCCGACCCTGCCCCTGCCCAGCGTGAGCGGGACGACCCCCGCTGAGCGCAGGGCGGCCTCCGACTTGTCCGGGCCTCTGCAGCTTCGTGGCTGGCAGGCGGACTACCTGGCACGTCAGAGGGTGGAGTGGTTTCTGACGCCGGCCCAGGCCAGCATCTTTGATGCGTGGTGGAAGGCGGACCAGACATCGGGAGGGGCATGGTTCGCCGCCACCTGGCCGTCCCCGCAGGGGCTGGTATCGCTGGTCCGCAGGTTCATCTCCACACCTCAATGGAAGTACGTGGCCGGCAGCGGCCATTGGGTGGTCTCAGCCCAGGTCCAGGTTCGAGGCCGCGGGATCGCCCCAGGTTTCACAGACCCGATGTTCGACGACGTGATCCTTCTGAACCACATGGACGGGATTAGCGGTGCGACGGTCACGTCTAGCGTGGGGCCGAACTTGATCCTTACTGGGGGTACTGGATCTATCAGCGGGTTGGCCGCGAGATTTGGCGACGCCGGGGCTAGAGGCACAGCCGATACCCATAACTTCGGTACGACATCCCTGTCTCTCGCCATGAATTCCGATCTGACCATCGAGGGGCACTTCAAATGGAGCGGTGCGGGATCTACACGCCTGTTTGCATTCGGACCTTCGGGGCTGGGGCGTCTGATCGCGGGGTACTGCACCGCAGGGTTGTTGGAGGTTTACGTCAACTCCCCTGTTTTGGCCGCCTATCTGCCCATCACTCAGTATTTTGTGGCTGGTATTTATAGCCACATCGCCGTTCAGTTCAATGCGGCCGCGGGGAGTGTTACAGCCTTTATGGATGGTTCTTCCGTAGGCTCGTATAGTGGGTTCTCCTGGGCAAGTTCAAGTTTTACGGATTTCCAACTCGGGGGTTTCAGTGGGGACTACGACGAGGTCCGTATCACCAAACGGATCAGGTACGGCAGCCCATACACCGCCCCTACTTCACCCTTCCCGGATCACTGATCCATGCCCACCTACCAGACCCCCGTCAACGGCGTCTCCTTCAGCAAGGCGTACGCCGAGGCCATGGCCATCGCCCCGGTCAGCCGCGTCATGCTCGCCACCTACGAGTTGCGGCACCCGAGCTTCGTGGACAACGGGGCAGCGTACGCGATCCGCATCGTCAACGACTACCAGGACCTGACTGCCACGCTGGAGTCCACCGCCCCGGTCAACCCCAGCATCGCCGTGCTGTTCAAGGCGCTGCCGGTCGAGGTGAGCGGCCCGGACGAGAACGACGGTGGGCAGACCCCGGCCATCTCGTTCGCCGTGGACGGGGTCAGCCAACTCCTGGTCCAGCAGCTTGACTACGCGCTGGCCACGCTTGTGCCCGTGACCATCACCGAGCGCATCTACGCCAGCGACGATCTCACTGCTCCAGCCGTGACCCCGGTGCTGACCATGACGCTGCGCGACGTGCAGGTGACCGACACGCGCGTCACGGCGAAGGCGGTGTTTTACGACCCCTCGAATCGAGGGTTCCCGCGCCAGGAGTACACCTCGGCGCAGTACCCAGGCTTGACTGCACGATGACCACACAACACTGGGCTGCCGACCTCATTCATCGACCCTATGAGCGCGGGGCTACAGGCCCCGATGCTTTTGATTGCTGGGGCCTGGTGAGGTACGTCTTCGAGCGCGTGCACGGTATTGCCATGCCCGCCGTCGCCGTTGGCGAGGACACCAATCTCGCCGCTATCCAGGAGGCGGCTCGGGTCAGCGGGTGGAGGTCCGTCGGAATGTGCCCCCCGCAGATCGACGACATTGCGATAATGACAGGATTTGAAGGAAAGCACGTAGGGGTCATGGTCGAAGCCAACGGAAGCTTGCTGGTCCTGCACTGCATCGAGGGTGCTGGTGTGTGCGCTCAGCCTCTGAGCGACCTGGGCCTGGGCGGTTTCAAGAACTTCGAGTTCTGGCGGCGTACCCGGCCATGAACCGCCTGCTGCCCGCCGTGGTTGAGCCCGCGGCCATGGCCGTGTGGGACAACCCGCTTGCGCCCCCGACGACGCAGTCGGTGTGGCCTGGCACGCCGCTCAGAGACCTCGCCCCGCAGACCAGCTTCCCGCTGATGCTCCGCGTCAACGGGCAGTGGTTGCTGCGTGAGGATTGGTGGCGCCCGGCCTTCCCCGGGGATGTGATCGAGTGGCACATCCTGCCCCAGGGCGGTGGCGGTGCGGGGTCTCGCACGATCCTCACCATCATTGCCATGGTGGCGATTACCACCCTCACTGGGGGCCTTGACCTTCCCGTCTATGCAGCGGCGGCCCTGAACGTGGGCCTCAATCTCGCGGCCGTAGCGCTCATCAACGCCCTGGTCCCGATCCAGCAGGCCAACCCCGCGAACAACGCCCAGAGCCAGGGCTCGGTCTACAACGTATCGCTGTCCGCCAACCAGGCTCGCCTAAATCAGCCCATCCCTGTGATTTACGGGCGCATGCTGGTCTACCCGGACTTCGCTGCGCAGCCCTACACCGAGTACGACGGCAACAACGACCAATACTTCTATGCCCTCTACTGCGTGGGGCAGGGCAGCTACAACTTCGAGCGGGTCCAGATCGACGACACCGCCATCAACTCGTTCCAGGATGTCGTGTGGGAGATCCTCCCCCCCGGCCAGGCGGCGCCGACCTCGACCTTGTTCCTGGGCGATCCCCCGAAAGGCAACGTCGTCACGGCCCCGGAAGTAGCCGGCCAAGACTTGAAGAGCGGGCAGAGTGTCGGGGGCTTCGCCGCTTGCGGCCCCACTCTGCAGGCAGCGTCGATCGGCATCGACATCGTCTTTCCTCGCGGCCTTGGACTGGCCGACAACTCGGGGAACATCGGCAACCTGTCGGCCTCGTTCCAGGTGTCGGCCCGGCCGATCGACGACTTCGGCACGTCCACGGGCAACTGGTATGTGCTCGGGGTCGAGACGGTGACCCGGGCAAAGGGAGAACCCCAGCGACTCAGCTTCAAGTACACGCTGTCGAGTCCGTCTCGTGTAGAGGTTCGGATCATCCGCACCGACGCTCGCAACGACAGCATTCGCGCGCTGCACGACATGACCTGGGCGGGCCTTCGCGCCTATCTCGATGCGACGCCCACACTTTCGTCCTCGGCGACACATCTGGCCGTTCGTGTGCGGGCCAGCGAGCAACTCAGCGGCCTAAGTCAGCGCCGCATCGGCGCCATCGTCCGTCGCAAGCTTCGCACCTGGTCCCAGGGTGGTGGATGGACCGCCGAGGTCGAAACCCGCAACCCGATGTGGGCCCGCTTGGACAAGCTCACCAACGCGGTCTACGGGGATGGGCTGGCCGACTCACGCATCGACCTGGTGACGCACGCGGCGCTGGCTGCCACCTACGACACGCGACAGGACCGCCTGGACCTCCTCTTCGACAGCAAGGTCACGAGTATCGACGCCGACCGCACTATCTGCATGGTCGGCCGTGCTGTACCCTTTCAGCGCGGTGGCGTGTGCACGGTGGCGCGGGATCAACTGCAGACCCTGCCCGTGACCGCGTATACCAGCCGGGACATTCTGCCGGGTTCGATGAACATTGGGTACTCGCTGGCCACGGAGATCACCGCCGACGGCGTCATCGTCGAATACTTCAACAACCGGGCCTGGGACTGGCGCGAGATCCTGTGCAAGGCCCCGGGGGTGGTGACCCCGGTCAACGCCGTGCGCCAACGCATCATGGGCATCACAGGGGCGAAGCACGCCGAGCGCGAGGGCTTGTACCTGGCCGCCCAGAATATGTACCGGCGCAAGTTCCCGAAGTTCGAGACCGAGATGCAGGGCATGCTGCCGGCCTATGGCAGCGCCGTGATGTTCGCGCCGGCTCTGCCAGGTTGGGGGCAGACCGGAGACGTGGCCTTCTGGAACGCTGGGACCCTGGTCATGGGTCTGTCCGAGCCTGCGGTGTTCACTGCCGGCGCCAGCCACTACATCAGTATCCGGCGCGACGACGGCAGCGTCACGCCGGCCATTGCCGTGACCCCGGGCCCCACACCGTACGACGTAGTGTTGGCCAGTGCGCCCATGATGGCGGACGGCATCACGGTCATGTCCCTGGTGCTGGACGATGCCAACCGGGAGCGGCCGAAATTCGTGTTCGGTGCGTCCGGGCAGCACAGGATCATGGTGCGTGTGCTTGGTATCCGAAAGCGCGGGAAGTCGCGCGACGGCGCCCCCACCATCGAAATCGAGACTGTGGCCGAGGACAACCGGGTGCACGAGGTTGATCTCGCTCTGCTGCCCGGCCCCGGAGAGATCCAGGACCCGGTGGACGGAACGACGGGAGGCGTCGGCGGAAGCACTGGAGGGGGCTCGTACACGATCGCCCTCGTCAATCTGGTGGATCGGAACGTCATCGCAGGGGGCCAATTCGGAGTGACCGGGTTCCTGACCAGCTACACGCTCAGTAACACCGGAACCTCCAGTGAGCGCATCTGGCAGACAGGCAGCGACGTGACCAACTCGATCAGCGGGCAGTGGGCCAGCAATGCCCCGCTTGAGCCGGCGACTGTCGCTTTGTACGAGGTCCGGGCAACGATCCTGGAAACCGATAACTGGCTGGGTAGCCCGGCTGACATGACAGGATCTGCCGCTACCGGCGCCTGGCTCAGCCTGTCCACGACCCGCACCTGGGTGGTCAACGGCCTTGGTTATTCGATCATGAAGGTCGAGATCCGGGAAGCCTCCAGCGGGCTGGTTCTGGACCAGGCCACCATAGCCCTGCAGAACAACGCCCAAATGGACTCGCCCTGAGGACCGCACATGAGCTACTTTTCAGACTACGCCGAGAACAAACTGGTCGACATGATCCGCGGGCAGTCCTGGGCGCTTCCAGGCACCCTGTACGCGGGACTGGCATCAGCGGCCACCGACAACAGCGCGACTGAACTCTCGGGCACCGGGTACGCTCGGATGGGCTTGACCCGGGCCCTGGCCACCTGGGCAGGCACGCAAGGGGCTGGGACGACCCTTGCCAGTTCGGGGACCAGCCACGCCACCAGCAACAACGCCGCGATCAACTGGGGCACGCCGGGCAGCAACTGGGGCACCGCCTCCTACGTGGTCATCTACGACGCCTCGTCTGGTGGCAACGTGGTCTGCTACATCCCCCTGCCGGCTGCCATCGTTGCCGACGGTAGTTTCGCGGTGACGGTAGCGATCGGGGCCCTGAACCTGACGCTGGGTCTGTCGGGCGGGTGCAGCGACTACCTGTCCAACAAGCTGATCGACTTCATCTTCCGGGGTCAGGCATTCACGTTCCCGGCGACGATGTACGCCTCGTTGTTCACTGCGACCCCCTCGAACGCGGGGGGTGGGACCGAGGTCGGAGGGGGCGTCAACTACGCCCGCGTCTCGATCACGGGCAGCCTGGCCAACTGGGCCGGGACGCAGAGTGCCGGATCGACCACGGCCAGCACCGGCACCCTCGGCAAGACCAGCAACAACGCAGCGATCACCTTCGGAGCGCCCAGCGGAAGCTGGGGCACCACAGGGTGGGCGGGCTTGCACGACGCCAGCACGGCCGGCAACCTGCTGTTCTGGGCCCCCTTGACCACACCCAAGACGATCGCCTCGGGGGCCTCCGCCCCCTCATTCCCGGCTGGTCAGTGGGGAATCACATTCGCCTAAACGTGACAATCCCTAAAGTAAGGAACCTAGCGTGTTTGGCCTGATCCTCGGTAGAATTGGGAAACGGTGTACGGGGTTGCCTATGTCTGACCAGGAAGAGTCACGCGAAGTGTCTCCAATTCGCATCAAGTGGGAGGTGCCCCTGCCTTGGCTGCTTGGAGCCATGTTCGTCATTGTTGGCCAGGCCATCGGGGTGTACTTCTCGCAACAACGCCAGGGCGAGATGCTGGTCGAGCAGATGGCTGCCCAGAAGGAATTGCTCAGGCAGGTCAAGGATCTGAGCATGATGATCTCGTCGAACAACGTCAAGGACGTTGAGCACGACATGAAGATCGCGGACCACGAGCGCCGCCTTCAGGCATACGAACTTCGACAGTCGAAGTGACAGTTTCGTAAATAGGGAGCACTCGACGTGGCACTGGTTGATTTCAAAGATCCCATCTCCGCGGGGATGGACCTGATTGGCAAGGCCATCGATCGCTTCGTACCGGACCCCGCGCAGCGTGACGCGGCGAAGCTGGCGATGTACCAGGCGCAGCAGGCCGGCGAACTTGACCTGATCAAGGTCACGATGTCGGCGATCCTGGCTGAGGCCCAGAGCACTGATCCGTGGACCAGTCGGGCGCGTCCCAGCTTCCTGTACGTGGTCTACATCATGCTGCTGTTCGGGCTGCCCATGGGTGTGGTCTCCGCGTGGAGCCCCTCGGTGGCAGCGGCCGTTGCTGCGGGATTCAAAGCCTGGCTCACGGCCATCCCCGATGCGCTGTACATCCTGTTCGGCACGGTCATGACCGGCTACGGGGTACAGCGCACGGTAGAGAAGGTCAAAGGGGTGGCCTAGGAGTGCGTCGTGGACTTCAACGAAGCCTTCACGCGCCTGATCGGTCACGAGGGCGGGTACACCAACAACCCCTCTGACCCTGGTGGTGAGACGAAGTTCGGCATCAGCCGACGCGCTTACCCCGGCGAAGACATTGCCGGCATGACCCTGGAGCGGGCGAAGGAAATCTACGCCCGCGACTACTGGGGACCCGCGGGCTGCGATGTGGTGCGTGGCGGGATGAAGTTCGACCTGTTCGACGCCGCCGTGAACAGCGGCGTGAAGGCCGCGGTGAAGCTGCTGCAGCGTGCGGTGGGCGAGACCGAGGACGGTGTGCTCGGTCCCCGCACCTTGCAGGCTGCGCAGAGCATGCCCCCGGATCGGCTGCGCGCCGTGTTCAACGGGCATCGGCTGGCCTTGCTGGCGGATCTGCCAACGTGGCCCGCGTTCTCCAGAGGGTGGGCCAGGCGCATCGCCAAGAACCTGACGGAAGCGTGAATCCATGACTCTCATCCTGCAGCGCCAGATGGGAGGGGAGGGGTCTCGCTGGCGCAGCTTCGGTCGCTTCTACCTCGACGACATCGACGAGGTACTCAAGAGAGCGAGCGACCTGGCCGTGATGATGGTGCCCATCAGGTTGCGGATCGTCGTTGACGATTTCCATCAGCGGCCCCTGGCCGCCTGGAGCGTCGACTCGGGTTGGCGCATGCTGGAACCTGCAGCGTGAGGAGCAATTGCGTCATCTACGCTCTGACCGAGTGGCTACGCAAGAAGCCCCCCGGAAAAGAGTCGTACCTGGTGATCCGGCGCAGCCGAATTCGCTGGGGCATCTTGCACATGCTGCACGGCACGCTGGACCCGACCACAGACCAGATCAAGGTCACGTCCTACAAGCCCCCGCCCGGGCACGAGAAGACGGGCTTCGAGCCCACTTTCGAGGGCACAGTCCGCGATGGGGACCTTCCGTGAAGTTCCCTCTGACCCTGGTGCGCGCACGCAGCAGCAGGCACATGGACGACATCGAGTACCTGCAGCGCCTAACCCTGCCCTGGGACCAGCCGTGCTCCACCGAGATCGGGACATGGTGGGTGGTGTACGAAGAGAGCACCCCGGCCGCCTTCGCCGGAGTTCGTCAGTCCCAGCAGTGGATCGACTGTGTGTACCTGTGCCGTGCCGGGGTAGCCCCGGCATACCGCGGGTTCGGGCTGCAACGAAAGCTGATCTACCTGCGTGAGCGGCACGCCCGCGCCCAGGGCAAAGCCTGGGCCGTCACTGACACCACGGACAACCCGGCAAGCTCGAACAGCTTGATCCACTGCGGCTACCGGCTCTTCGAGCCGTCGCGTCCGTGGGCCGGCAAGCGCTCTTTGTACTGGAGGAAAAGAATATGAAGAAGACCTCCGACCTGGACTTGGGTCTGGACGACTTCGCCACGAAGATGCAGCGAGACAAGCTGCAGGCCGTGCGCGAGCACGGGAGTATGCGAGCAGCCGCCCGCGCCCTCGGCATCAACTACAGCGCGGTCGAGAAGGCGGTGCGGTCGGTGCAGCAGAAGGCAGCGTTGCAGGGCTACGCCCCCGCCTTCGACATGGTTCGCAGGGTACCCGAACCCTACGTGGTACGGGGGGTCAGCACGTACTACAACTCCGAGGGCAAGGCGGCAGGCCAGTGGGTGAAGTCTCAACTGGCCCAGGAGCAGTACAACGAGATGGTCAAGCGGGCCATCTCGGAGTTCCTGGAGGACGTGCCGGAACTGCCCGCCCCACCGGCCCCGGTCGACTTCCAGACCGATGTGATCCCTTGGATACAGATTGGAGACGCCCACATCGGCATGCTCGCCCATGCGGCGGAGGCCAATGAGAACTTCGACCTGAAGATTGCCGAAAGTGAACTGTGTGGCGCGATAGCCATGCTGCTGTCGGAGATGCCCGCGTGCGAACGGCTCGTCATCAACGACCTGGGCGACTTCACGCACTACGACAACCTGACAGCGACGACCGCGGCCAGCGGCCACCCCCTTGATGCCGATGGGCGGCACCCGAGGATGCTGCGCGTGTACTCCCGCGTCATGCGCTTCATCGTGGAGCAGGCGCTGACCAAGGCCCGGCACGTCGATGTCATCATCAACCAGGGCAACCACTCGCGCATCAACGACTTCTGGATGCGCGAGTTGCTGACCGTGGCCTACGCGCACACGAACCGCGTGCACGTCCTGGATAACGACAACGTGTTCATCGGTTACCGCATGGGTAAGACGTTGGTCATGGTGCACCACTCGGACAAGTGTCGCCCCGACCGGCTCGTGGGCGTGATGACGACCGACTTCCGCAAGGACTTCGGGGAGACCGACTTCCACTACATCGACACCGGCCACGTGCATCACCACTACGTGTCGCGGGAGCACCCGAGCGTCGTGATCGAGTCGTGGAACCACCTTGCACCGAATGACAAATGGGCACATGAGGCAGGCTACCGATCGCGTCGTGCGATCAGCGTGGTGCTGAGGTCGCGCACCTACGGCGATGTGGGCAGGCGGGTGCTGCCGATCGAGGAGATCCGGGTGCGTATGAGCAGCCCGCAGAGCACCTCGGCGAAGAAATCGGCCTATTCCGTATGACGGACCCTGTGGTGGGGTTTGCCCCACCCTCGGGTGGGGCTTTTTTGTGAAGTAGGCCCCCTGTTCACGGGGCTTGCGGAATGACAGTTTTCTAGGATAGGAAACAGTGCTACCATTGCCGCGTCTTCAGTCAAGCTGACATTTCTGTCGGCGTATTTCAAGGAGTGCCATATGGCCATTGCCCTCACCAACGGTATTGTTTACAACTGCGATGTCGACGGCCTGGCCCGGCGCATCAACCGCAACATCACCGAGATCATCAAAGCTCAGTCGAGCGGCGTGTCGCTGACCGTCAGCTTCGACGTGAAGCGCTGGCAGTCGTACCTGGCCAGCGTGGAGGCGTTCCTCGACTACGTCGTGAGCCAGCCGCAACTGGACTTGCCTGAGACGCACCCGCTGCCGGTGGTTCAGCAGCCCAAGCCGGTGATCCCGTCGCTGGAGAACGAGTCGGCCTACGACCTGGCCGTCCTGTTCGACACGATGCGCGAAGAACTGGTGAACAGCCAATCGGCGCGTATGCCCAGCGGCCTGATCTCGCACGACGAGAACCGCATGCGCTCGTACATCACGCGTGGCAAGAAGTTCATCCAGGACTACATCACCGTGATCGATCCGCTGGATCTGCCGGAGTCGTCGCCGATGACGCAAATGACCGGCGACGGCCTGAAGGGCGTCTAAGCGCTCTCCCCGGAAAGGGCCCTTCGGGGCCCTTTCTTTTCCCCGCGTCTCTGAATGGAGTTCCCCATGCCCAAGACAGTCAACGCCAGCTTCACCATCGTGCGTGATGGTCTCACGACCACGCACAACATGGCCAAACTCCCCTACGGCCGTTTCGTCACCTTGCAGGTGGCGCTCAGCGCCTCCCTGGTCCAACTCCTGACCTATGGGGTGGGCCGTCTTGCCGACACCTTCGACAAGGTCCCTGAGGTCCCGTCGACCGCGCCGAAGCGCACGGACCTGTCCTTCCGCCTGGAGGCGGACCACGGTGCCGGTACCTCGAAGGTCGAACTCGGGTACACAGGGCTCGAAGCCCACCAGGCTGACGAGATCACCGCCCTGGCCCTGGCTTCCTTCAAGGCTGTTGTGTGAAACGCTGGGTGCGGCCTACGATCAGGGCTATCGCAGCCCTGATCCTGCTGTCGGCGGCGACCATGGTGGTGTTCGCCGCCGAGGTCTACATCGTGGCCAAAGTGGTGCCCCCGCCACATTCTCCTGTGTGGCACAACCTGTGGTTCTGGTGTAAGTGACTGAATTACAACGGCCAAGGCCGATTGCAAATCCGTCCAGAGGAGTTCGACTCTCCTCCGCGCCTCCAGAAACTCCAACGTAATCAACAACTTAGACGCCGCTCCTGAAGCGGCGTTTCTATTCCCGGTTTTCAAACCTGTCACGAACCGCGTTCAAACTGGGTTCGAGGTGTGGTTGAAACCACACAAGACGGATTGTTGTTGGACTACAGTCACGCCCTCACACGAGGGCAGGTATGGCGACGATCAGGCAGCGCGGCAACGGGACATTCGAGTTACGGGTGGTGAACAAGGCGCTGCCTCGCCCGTTCTACAGCACCCACGACACGCGGCAGGAGGCCGAGGATTACGCCAGGAGACTGGTCGAGGCCCTGGGCAGGGGGCAGGTGCCCCCCGAGTTGCTGACGCCGATCCAGACCCGGAGGATCATGCTGTCGGCGGTGCTGCGCCAGTACCTGAACGAGGCCCCGATCGCGCGCACAGATCGGCCGCTGGTCGAGTGGCTGCAGGAGAACCTGAAGATCGCCATGCAGGACCTGACGGTGCGCTGGGTGGACCAGTGGGTGGCCGGCATGAAGAAAGGGGGCCGGCTGGCCCCCGGCAGCATCAGGAAGCGCGTGGAGAGCTTGGCCCGCGCCGTCGACTGGCACCTTCGCCAGCAGGGATCCGACGCCACCAACCCGCTGCGCACGTTGCCGCGGGGGTACTCCGGCTACGCGGCCGGCGAACGCACGGACACGGTACGGGATAGGCGACTGCTGCCCGGGGAGTACGAGCGCATCGAGGCGACGCTGCTCGGGCGTAAGCGACACGACAGCGCCGAATTCCTGCTGCTGTTCCGCCTGCTGGTGCACACCGGCCTGCGCCTGGGCGAAGCGTACCGGCTGCAGGGGGCGCACATCCGCATGGCGGCGCGCACCATCCACGTCTCACGCAGCAAGACGGGCAGGGCCAGGGACGTGCCCATGACTAAGGCCGTGGTGGAGATGCTGGCGGGGGCGGACGAGAAGGACCTGGTGTTCCCGTTCTGGGACGGGACCCCCGAAGGGGAGACCCAAACCACGCGCAGGCTGTCGGCGAGGTTCGTCTCGACCTTCGAGTACGCCGGGTGCGTGGACCTGACGGCCCACGACCTACGTCACGAAGCAACTTGCCGCTGGATGGAGATGCGCGACGCCTCGGGGCAGTGGCTGTTCCGCCCCGAGGAGGTCCGCCGTATCACGGGGCACAGGTCGGAGCAGATGTTTTTCCGGTACTTCTCGATGCGCGGCTCGGACCTGGCGGCGCGACTGGACTGAGGGGGATCGACCCCCGGAAGTCGAACACGCTGCTGACCTTGATCTTGGCCCGGGCCCGCTGAACCCTGCGGCGTTCGGTGTCCGTCATCGGGGGGTGCCGGGCCTCGTCGAGGGCGGGGGTGTCCGAGTGCGCCAAGTCGAACACCCGGTGCGAGCGCATCCCGACCTTGCTCTGCCGGCCCACGACCTTGATGAGGCCAGCCTTGCGCAGCCGGATGATGGTCGCGCTGACCTGACGCTGCTCGGCGACCTTGATCTGCGAAGCGAGGCTGGGGCCATGATCGTGCAGGTAGGTCAGGATGGAGTGGGGGACTGAGCCGAAGCGGATGTATCCCTGGACTATCCCTGGGTTCACTGCGCGCTCCTCCTGTTCAGGGTTGGCTGCCCAGCGGCGGGTGAACACGACGCCGGCCTGGGCCTGGGCTGGGGCCGAGCCTGCTGGTGGCCGCGCTGATCCACATCGTGCAGGAGTTGAACGGGTTCACGTTCAGCGAGAAGTCGGCCATTGACGCCCCCTGCGGGGGGATCGTCGCCAGGTACCGGGCGCACGTGCTCTTGCGCGTGCACTCGTGACTGGGCCGGCAACGAGAGACATCGGCGGGCAGAAAGACGTGGGGGTCACGGTGGGTCATGCTTTGCTCCTTGGATTCACAACTTCAAAATCTGTCACGTTGACGCCTCATGCGAGACACGCGCGGCCACGCGGTGCAACCTCTCTTGGAACCAGCGCCGGATCACGTACTGGCGCACGACGGCGATCGAAGTGTAGATCCACCCCATCCACCAGTTCTGTCCAAATGTGACGCTGGCCCCTGCCAGAGGCAGGATCAGGAGGTTGGCGCAGAAGTTGATGGAGAACCCGAGGCAGATGTTGGTCCACGCCTCGACGATCGCTACCCGAGGGTCGGCGCCGCCGCGCGAGGCCCACCAGGTGAAGGCTCCGCAGAAGACGAGGGAGGAGATGCCAAGGTAAGTCAGCATGTCAGCCGTGGTCCTTGATCGCTGCGTCGATAGCGGTGCTTAACCTTGCCAACGTGCCGACTAGATCGTGCTTATTGCGGAAATAGTCTGACGCATAACAGGCCCACGCCTCTACCTCATACAGCGCCTCTCTGGCGACAACTCGCAGCCGCTCCGCATCCTTCGCCGCAGCATCCCGCTCGGCAGTGACGCGAGCAAGCTCGGCATTACCAGCAAGGTGCTCGGCCTTCCAATATTCAGCAGTGCGTCGAGCAGCATCCAGCTCGGCCACCAGTGCGTCGATAGCGTCGGCGGCTTCTTTACATACTTCTATCCTTCCAATCGAGCTACTGGTAAGCGATGCGTAGTGCAATCTCTCGGTCAGTGCTTTGTAGTCAGTCATGCCCTAGTCGCGCGATTGCGCGCCTCCAAATTTGCCCTATCGGTGTCCACCTGCTTGTCGATCTGCGGCCCGACGAAAGCGGCCGATCTGTCATGCGAGGCCAGATAGAACTGGCACAAGTCGGGGTCGCTGTTGTCTCGCAAATGCCAGTAGCGAGCGGCATCTGCGAGCACAAGTCTGATGTCCTGCGCAATCTGTCCGTTACGCATCATTGCCTGCCGATGAGCGTATTCGATCAGGCGCTTGAAAAGCATCGTTTGTTCTGGTGTCATGGCTTTGGCTCCGGGTCTACGGCCCGTACTTCGAGAATTCGCGTGCCTCCACCCAGGCCCAGCACGGGAATCATGCGGACGTTGCACAGCGCGTCCTGCACTGCTCGGGTAACGTCGCGCGGCAATCGGCGTATCTCCACGTCCTTCACCGCAATCGAGTGCTCAAGGTCAGCGATGCGCCGCTGCAGTCCAGCGATGCGTCTACCCCGCTGCTCCAACTTGCGGGCCAAGCGCATCATCTTCACGGTGTCGCTCATGGCTTTGGCTCCTGTGCTTCGGCGAGGATGGCGCGGGCGAACGTCATCAAACGGCCGTCAAATGTTGGGTCAATGCCGAAAGCGTCACGGCCTACAGTGATGATTTGCTGATCACTGAGCGTCAGCGGCTGCGGTGCTGGTGGGGTGGTGTAGAGGGGTGTCGGATGGTGTTCGTTGCCAACTTTCCCAACCATCACCATCGGCTTGCCGTCGAAGTAGGCAATCTTTCCAGAGGCAGTTAGTGCGCAATGGGCAACCGGCTCTTGTGATGGCTGCGCTGCGGCTAGTGCTGCACGGGCGTAGGCTCGCATTTGGTCAGCACTGAATTTGTCACCAGTCCCGTCCGTAACAGCCTCGTATTGGCAATCCAAGTGCAAGGCTGCCGGCGGAAATTTGCCACACTTGTTGCAGTAGTACATCTTCGGGAATGCTGGCGCAGGCAGCGGAGGCAGTTCTTCATTCATGCTTGTTTCTCCAATGCAGCGCGGGCCATGTCTGCTGGCCCGGTGTCTAGGATGAAATCCACCCCGCGCTCGGTCATCAGTTCTTGGTGACGCTCCAGGTGCCTCGTCACGCTGCGCAGCGCCACTTCAAGCTCCGCAATACGCGCATCCTGTGCCTTTATGGCGTCAGCAGATTCGATTCGATCTGACCATTGATTCAAACGGGCTATGTCAAGCAGCCGCGCTATCAGGTCTTCATTCATGGTTGCTTCTCCTGGTCTAAAGGTACTTTGACGGGTGGCACGTGAGCCACAGGACCTGGTCCCTGCTGTAGATGATGTCGGCGCACTTGATGGATTTGTAGCGCCAGTAGTAGATGTCGCCGCCTCCCGAACGGTGTACCCTGGCGATACCCTGGTCCACGCTGTTGTCCCACTGCACGTAGTCCCACCCAAACAGGGCGTGTAACAGCCTCCACATCATGGCTGCACTCCACGAGTCAAACTTTCACTCCACGTTAGTCTCTTCATCGTTGATCTCCTTATTCATGCACTCACTAACCAGGCCCAACGTCTTTGGCCCACCCTTGCCCAGGTACGCGCCGTGGAGGCGGACCAGGTCTTCCATCAGAGACTCCTCCAGCGCGGGCCACGGCGCGAATCTGCGCAGATCGAGGATGCGCTTGGCCACGCAGTTGACCTGGGCCTCCAGCGCCCTCACCGACGATGAGTCCTGTGCCAGGACCTGATTGATCCACTTGCGGGTAGTGTGGTACAGCGTCATGACTCACCCCCGTCGGCCAACATGGGCTGCCGTGCGGCAAGCTCCTTCTGCCACCACCTATCGAACTCGATCTGACACCGCCAGCGGTGCTTGCCGATCTTCTTGCGCAGGACCACCACGTAGTATTCAACCGTCTTCTGCGTCTTGCCGAGGAGCACGGAGGCCCCCTTGATGCTGCCGGTCTCGTTGATCGCCAAGATGGCCCGGCACTGGTTCGGGGTCAGCCCCCATGGGTTGTTCTTCAAAGCCTCGTCTCCCAGGTCCACGATGTTCATGCGATCTCGGGCAGAGCCCTTCTCCTTCGGATTCCCGTTGACTTCGATCGGCGCAGCCGCGACGACTCCTCGATCGCCAGTTCGTTCAGCCGCTGTAGGAAGGCGGATCTGGGGATCACGCGCTCCCGGCCGAACTTGATGCTGGGTAACTGACCCGTGGCCAGCACGCCGGCCAGCGTTTCGACGCTGCACTTGAGAAGGGCAGCGGCCTGGGCGTGGGTCAGGGTCTCGTCCTCGGGATAGGTCGTGGTCTCCGTGTAGCTGAAGTCCATCACTGCTCGCCCACGACCACGACGTTGTCCGCCACCGACTCGCTCATCTCGTCGTGCGACGCGATGAGCACCTGGTCGAACCCGCAACCGTGCAGGAACCCCAGCACGTTGCCCGTGCGATCCGAGTCACACCCGTGCGCCGGCTCATCCAGCAGCAGGAACGACGCGTGCGGCACGAAGGTCTTGCTCAAGGCCACGCGGATGGCCAGCCCCAGGGCGTCCAGCGTCGACCCGCTCAGGGACTCCACGCTCTGCCCGTTGACTTTGAACCCGCCTCCGTCCTTGGTGACGACAGACTGCTCCCCGCGCATCTGCGTGAAGAACCCGCTGACGGCAGCCAGGACCGTGGACCACAGGTGGTCCGTGACCACGGGCTTGAGCGACTTCAGCTTCTTGACGAACCCGTTGTTGAACTGCAGCGTCTTCAGGTCCGCTTGCGCCTGCGCGACGCGGGCCTGGGCCTGGGCGTGGCGCTTCTGGCCGTCGGCCATGATCCGGCGAGCCTCCGCCAACTCCGCCTGGGCGGCTTGCACTTCCTTGGTGACATCGGCCAGAGCCTTCGACGCCGCGGCGTATGCCTGGTACGAGGCTTCGGCTCTCACGGTCAGGTCCTTCAGGTCGGGAACCACCATCTTGGCCCGGGTCTCCTCGGCCGCGACCAGCTTGGTGTTCAAGCTGGCCAGCGAGGCAGTGAGAACCTCGACCCTGCCCGCGGCCTGGGCCGCTTTCTGAGCCTGGTCGTTCAACTTCGCCAGTTCGCTGCGCATGGTGGTGTAGTCCCGCACCTCGGGGACCGGCCACGCCCAGGACACGCGCGAGGGGTACACGCTCGTGTCGAAGGACAGGTAGGCTGCGATGCGCGACGTGGTGCGATCGCGCGCCTCGGCCGTGACCTTGATGGCCTTCATCGCCGTCAGGTGCGTGTTCAGGGCGTTGAGGTTGGCTCGCAGACCTTGTTGTTCGGCGGCCAACACCGCGACCTTGGCGTCGATCTCGGCATTGATGCGGACCACGTGTTCGTCGCTGACCTTCGTGCTGCCACAGGTGGGGCACTTGCCGTTGGTGACGCGCCCGGCGTCCAGTTGCTTGGCCTCACCGTTGATCTCGCGCAGGCGCAAGTCGATCTTGTTGGCCTGGGCCTGGATGGACTCAAACTCGGCGTCGAAGTCTTCCTTCGGTCGGTCCCAGTACGCATCGGGGTACGCCGCCAGCGAAGCCAGGGCGCGGTATGCGTCGAGGTCCTGCTGCGCCTTGGTGCTGCCCTCGATGGCCGTGCGCAGCGCTGCTATGCGGTCGGCATCAGGCACCTTGGCGGCATCCTCCTCGGCGATCGACAGCGCCTGCTTGGACCGGGCGATCTCCTCGTCGAGCGCAGCGATGCCGGCGAGGGCGCTGGCGTGGGCGCTGGCTGCGGCCTTCGCCTCATCGAGCTTTTCCTGGTCATCTGTCATGGCATCCTGCAACGCATCAGCCTGCTCGCTCAGGGCCCCTCTGTGCTGTTCCAGGTTCTCGACCTTCCAGATCAGTGTGTCGATAGCGCTGGCCTGGGCGAGGGCCTCGGCCGCGTCAGCAACCTCCTTTTCCGCTTCCGTCACTTTCGTGGCCCAGGGGGCTTCTGCGCCCAGAGCCAGGGTGTTGGACGCAGTCTCCAGGATGCGATCGATCACGTCGAAGTCAGCGAGGTTGCCCATCAGGGCGCTGACGGCGGTAGCCCCCTCGTCCAGGGCGCCGCGCAGACCGTTCTGCGAGGCCAGCATCAGCATGCTCGCCACCTTGGCGTCGGCGCCCAGGAGCGAGGTGGCGAAGTTGCTGACCTCGACCTGGCCCGTGACCTTGCCGCCGTCGTAGTTGACCTCCGCGCCGGCCTTGCTGCGCGTGAACGTGTAGTCCACGCCGCTGACCCGCAGCACGAGAGCGACCTTGAGTTCGCTCTCCTTGCGTCCCCAGGTAACCGCATCGACGAACGACGTGCGCAGGGCCTTCGAGCCGTAGAGGGCGTACAGCACGGCTTCGATCACAGTCGTCTTGCCCTGCTCGTTGCCACCCCGCAGGACGTTCATGCCCTGGGTCAGGTTCAGGCTCAGGTGCTCGTGGCGGCGGAAGGCGGTGAGTTCCAGGGAGACGATCATTGCTGTGCCTCCACCAACTTCTCCAGCATGGCTACTTCCTCGGGCTCCATCTTCTCGCGGATGAACTCAAGCACGTCGAACCGCTTCGCCGCCTCGAAAGATGAGGGCAGTTCGCCGATCTCGGCGAGGCCCTCGATCTGCACGGCGTTGCTGATCACGAACGCGCTGCTGCGCTGGCGGAACTTGGCGATGGCGTTGAGGCAGTCGCTGGCTTCAGCAGCGCTGGCTTTGCCGGTGACCCGGATGAAACCCAGGCCGGGGATCTGGGCCTCGTCCATCAAGGTACGCCAATCGCACTCCAGGAACGCTGCACGGCCGCTGGCGCCCGCCCAGGTCCTGACCTTGGTGACGCCACCGTTGAACACGTGGGCGTACTTCTCGTCGTTGTTGAGGCAATCGGCGATGCTCGTCGGCCACTGGTTCCCAAACACGACGACTCTGCCACCCAGCGCCGTGCGGGCCTGGTGCTCGTGGGCAAAGAACAGGGTCGCACCCTTCTCGGCGAACTTCTTGGCCTGCTCCATGCTCACGTTCAAGCTATGGTCCGACTGGGCAGCGAAGTGGTTGTCGAAGTTGGCGTGGAGGAAGACGCCGTCTCCATCCACGACCTGTGCCAATACCTCGTTCAGTTTGGCGTTGAACACGTCCTGGTTGCTGCAGTGGGCCAGCGCGTAGATGTGACCTGTTGGTGGGTTGATCCCACTCCACTGGTCAATGCCAACTACGGTGACCACTTGGTCGCCGAACTGCTCAACCAACACCTTGCTCAACATCTCGAACGATGAGACGCGCAGGGCCTTGGGGCTATGGTCGTGGTTACCGGCGATCAGCGTCAGTTTGCCCCCGCTGCGCACCAGCCAGTCCTGGAAGATCAGGTAGGTCTGAACCCAGTCGCGCGGCGAGACTTCAAACTCGTCGAACAGGTCGCCTGCGATGACGAGGTGCTTCTCCTGCGAGTCATGCAGGATCTCTTCGAGCGAGGTGAACAGGTAGTTGCGCAGCGCCTCTTGCGAGGCCGGGGTGGTGCCCCCCTTGCGCTGCACCCCGAGGTGCAGATCATTCAGGACTAGCATTTCGTGATCCTTGGTGTGAACAAAGGCAACCTGTCGGCTGCCTTTGTTCGTATTCTGTCATTCGTGAAATAGTTGTCAAGAGAAGATGTACTGCAGCGCCTCCGCCGCCGTGGGGTACAGGGGGCGACCCTCGAACGGGAACGAGGTCGGGGTCTGTTCCGTGTTGGGGAACAGGGTGTCGCGCTCGAAGTAGGTCCACATCTTCTTGGCGCTCAGGTAGACGATGACGACGGTGCGGAACCCCGCCATGTCGAACATCTTCAGCTTGCCGTACTGTGTGATCTTGGCGCGGGGCAGGCGAGTGACCTCGCTGGTCTCCTTGACCTCCAGGTTGGTGGCCTCGGAACGATCGAACGTGGCCCACCGCGCGACCAGATAGTCGGCCGGCTGCGCACTCAGGATGCCGCGCGCCGCGTGGGAGTCGGGGTACCTGTGAAAAGCGAACCGCACGTCCCGCGCGCTGCGCTCGGTCAGCCACTCCTGCACCGCTCGCTCTGCTCTCTTGCCGTCTACTGAAACACTCATGCTGCCTCTTTCATTTCAAAGATGTCGTTCAGGGCTTTCTCGATGAGGCCCACGTCGTAAGTCTCGCCGATCTCGATCAGGTCGCCGAAGGTAGGTCCAAGACCGATGGACGAGGCCGAAGGCACGAGCCCCAGGAACTGCTTGGTCATCAACCCATGGAGTTCCTTCACACACGCCGCCACGTCGCCGCGGCCCACGCTGTGGACCGTCTCATCGTGCACCGGGAAGTACCAGCGGTAGTCGTACCGCTCGATGATGTCGCTGTCCCAGACCGCGGACATGATGGTCTTGAGTTGGTTGGCGCCAGCGCCCTGAATTCGAGCGTTGGACGCCTGCCGCAGTGCCTTGCTGCTCTCGTAGTTGTTGTCCGACAGCAGGGCCTTGCGCAAGTGGCGTACCGTGCCCCCGTGCACCGGCACCCACCCGTGCTTCTCCGCGAAGCGCTCCGTCTCAGACTTCCACTTCGCCAGGTCGGGGAACTGGGCGTAGATGGCGTCGATGTAGTCCTGGGCCTCGCCCTCGCTGATGCCCAGGTTCTCGCCGATCTTCGCGGCCCCGGCGCCGTAGAAGCTGGCGAACAGCACGGTCTTGGCGATGCTGCGCACCTTGCCCGCGCCCTCGGGCAGGTCGGCGCCAGAGCGCAGGTCACGGTACGGGATGCTCAGGATCTTGGAGCCGACGATGGAGTGCACGTCGCGGATCTCTTCAGCCGTGCCCATGAAGCAGGACAGCAGGTTCGGGTCCCGGCAGTAGTCGGCCGCTTGGCGAACCTCCTGCCCGCTCTCGTCCAGCGACACGACCACGGCATCGCGGTGGTGGGGCAGGACCACGGAGCGGATGCCGCCCGGGGCGCTGTCGAGTTGCTGGATGTTCGGGTTGCGTGCAGCCCAGCGCCGCGTGTTAGTCCCCGACTGAACGAGTTCAGGATGGATGCGCCGGGTCTTCCAGTGCACCATGGCCGGGTACGGCTCGTAGTACAGGCCGCGCTTGGTGTTGATAGACTTCATCTCGATCAGCGCACTCAGCGCGCGATGCTCAAGCGTGCCGGCAGTCACGTCGCCCATCTTCTGCGCCATCTTCAGGGCGTCGTCGTCGGTGCGGGCGGTGCCCTCGTGGATGCCCTTGGCGCGCATGACATCGGTCGGCTTGTTGCGCAGCCGCACGGGCAGCCCCATGCGCTCGTAGACCAGCCGGGCCACCTGCTTGGGCGAGGCCACGTCGAACTTCGGGCGGCCGCTGAAGTGGCGGGCCACGAGTTCGTTGATGCTGTCCACGTCGCCGTTGCGCACGTAGGCCGACAACAGCCTGATGCGCGAGCCGGGGATCTCGTTGTCCTCGCTCTCCTCGATCAGGCCGTCGGCCCACTCGTCCATGGCCTGCGACATCTTCGCCGGCAGGCGCACCCTGAAGTCAGCCTCAAGCCCGGTGAGCAGCAGGACCGCCTCCTTGACGCTGGCGGGGGTGATCTCGGTGTACACGGGGCACACCGTGCCGTCCCAGCCCAGGCCCAGGAGCAACTCGTCGAGCACAGCGCCGTGCTCGACGAATGCCTCGTCGTCGGTTTGGCGCAGCTTGTTCAGGTGCTGCAGGCTGATCGGCACCCCCTGGGCGTAGCCGAGGGCCGACAGGTACATCGGCTTCTGCTCCAGGCGCATGAAGGCGTCCAGGGTGCCGTCGAGTTCCATGATCACGCGGTAAAAGCGCCACAGCGCCATCGCCGTGACGACATCTTCCAGGCCGTAGTTCAGGACGTGGCGAGCGGTAAGCTCGTTCATCTTGTACTGCACGCCGTCAACGGTGGTGACGTGCTCGTAGGTCTCCTGGTCGTATTCCAGCAGCAGCTTGGACATCTGCTTCAGGCCGTGAGAGGGCTGATCCTCATCCCAGTAGGTGGCCGCGATGCGCGAGTCCACCATGTTGGGGAACATGCCGCGCCAGCCGTTGTCCTTCCACGCTTCACCGAAGGCGTTGTACATGACCGGCAACTCGAAGCCGGCCGCGTTCTGCGCCACCGTGATCTTGTCCTTGGGGATGAGTTCGAGGAACTCACGGACCTGGGCAAGGGTCAGGTTGCGGATGCCTTCTTCCTCGACGTGCTTGGTGGTGAGGTAGAAGTGGTACTCGCCGTTGGGCCCGAAGCACAACCCGCAGCCCACGATCATCGAGCCGATGACATCGACTCCGCCGCCCTTGGTGCTGCGCCGCTCCAGCCACTCTTCGGACTGCTCGTCGACATGGGTCTCAAGGTCAAGGCAGAACTCCGGCGTGCGCGCCACCTGCTTGGCGAAGAAGGCGCGGGCCTCGGCGTAGTTGCCGGCGTGGATCAGGCGGGCTTGCCCTGCCCACTTGCGCAGGGTCTGCTCCTCGCACTGCGAAGAGGGTTTGACCATGCCGACTTTCCACTGCAGGGGGCGGCGCAGGGTGTTCACACGCTCGATGCGCAGGCGGGCCAGTTCGTAGCTCATGTAGACGCCCCCGGCGTCGTCGATGATCTTCTGCAGCTTCGGCAGCGTGGCCAGATCCTCTTCGAGGCGCAGCAGCGTGCGCGTCTTGATCAGGTCCTCCATCAACTCCAGCCCGTCGTTTCCGAAGGCGAAGAGGATGTCCTGGGCCGCGACCGCGCCGAAGCCCTTGGCGCCGGGGATCTTGTCAGCGCTGTCGCCGACGAGGGCGATCCACACGGGGATCAGCCGGTGCTCGAAGTCCCCGAAGGGGTTCTCGTCGACCTTGCCGCCACGCAGGTGGTGGATGTCGCCGCCTACGAGTTGGGCCAGGTCCTTGTCGTAGCTGACGATCCAGCGCTCACCGTCGAGGTTCTTGGCGAGGTAGCCGATCACGTCGTCGGCCTCCAGCCCGCCGTCCTGCCACGCCTGGAGCGAGCCCAGGTCGAGAAAGGTGCGCAGGATCTTGTCGCGGCAGGCCACGAACTCCTCGTACGCCTCCGGGGGGCGCCCACGCCCGGCCTTGTAGCCGGGGTGCAAGCTCGTGCGCTCACGCTTGCTGTCCTTGCCCTCGACCACGAAGGTCATCTGGTGCGGCACCAGACTCAGGTCGGCCATGACCTTCTCGATGTGGTTCAGGGCGTTGTCGAAGCCGTAGCCGGCCGAATTGATGTGGACTTGCTTGCCGTCGAACTCGACGGTCTTGCCGTACTCGCTGTCCTTGCCCGCGAGGAGGGCGGTCCAGACTACGCTGGACAAATCGATGATGGCTCTCTTCATGTAACTCCTCGGTTAGCCTCGGCCCGTGACCTTCTCCCAGATCCCGTCCAGAACGTCGATCTGCTTCGGTGACAGGGCTCTACCAGCTTCCAGTTGGTCCCGCAGCGAAGACACGAAGTCGGACTCCCAGTCCGACAGGCGCTCACAGCGCTGCTCACAGTCTTCGATCAGAGTGATGTACTCGTCAGCCCAGTGGCTCATTTGTCGCCTCTCAATAGGTAGGTGGTGATCTCGACGGACAGGGCGTGGCGGCTCTTCGTGTGGCCCTCCTCACTGAACCACGAACGTGGGTGGCTCAGCAGATTGCGGGCGCGAGAAAGGAGTCGACATGCTTTAGTGTTCAGCGCAAGCTTGTCCTCCGGCTTGACGTACCAGCGTTCACCTAGCGGGCCGCGCATCTCAAGCACGACACCGCGGATGCGACCCCCGTCGACCCACCAATCCCCGTCGAACTCCATGCACCTCACTGGAAGCAACTTGTGCACAAGCCGGTATCGAGTACCTAAGTCGTCGACCCACACACTCATCTCTTCCTCTCCTTCATCGTGGCGCAGTGAATGCACCACGTGTTCATTGCAGCGACGGCAAGGCGCGCGGGCTCGATCTCGTCCCCGCACTCCTCGCACTCAGTGATGGCGTACACGCCGTTGGCGTCGGGCTCCTGCTTGCGCCGGGCCTTGATGCGGGCATGGGCGATGGCCGACTCGGTCATCGCCATCTCAAGCTCGGTTGCCCGGTCTGATTCGTCGGGCAACTGGCCCAGGTTCAGCGGAGCAGTCATGCGGCGGCCACGATCCCCAGGACCTTGGCGCTGAGCGCCTGGATCGTGCTGTCGTTGGCAATCTGGAGGTCACCCGGCATCACAGTCACGCCGCCCTCGCTGGGGTGCCGGCCGGCGTCGCCCTTGAGACCAGCGCCGGGCCGTGTCAGGTGCACCATGCGTCCGCCCGCGGCCCGGATCGCCGCGGCTTCGTTCTCAAACCGCACATCTGTCACAACGACGTTGCCTTCAGTCCGGTCGTACTCCATGCGCCAGCGCTTGATCCAGAAGTCCTCGCCGAAGTTGTTGCGCATGGCCTCGGTGCCCAGCTTCTGCAGGGCCTCGCGCAGCGTGATGCCCCAGGGCTCCAACACGACCGTCTTGTCGTCGCCGAAGACCACGTCGCGGTGGATCCCGAACAGCACCGATGCTGCTGCCTTCAGCGGGTCGGCGAAGGCCATGCGTGTGAACCTGTGCTGCTGCATGATCAGCGTGGCGAGGGTGTCTTTGCCGGATCTGGCGTAGCCGTGCAGGCCGATGAGTTTTCGTTGGCTCATATGTGTTTCACTTGTTGTTGAACTCGAAGGAAGGACATCGCAGCTTCCAGTCGCTGCCGCTCCTCGCGCGCCTTCCTGCCTTTGACCTCGCTGCGGCACACGAAGAGGTCCAGCAGAGCGGGCTCACGCTGCTGCTGTACCGCTGCGTAGAACACGGTGTTGATGACACCAGCCAGCCGGGGCAGAACACCCGAGAGATGCCGGCGTAGGCCACCCACCTCCAGGCCCATAGGCTTGGGATCCCCAAGCGTGCAGTACAGCGCCGTCTCCAGGTTAGAGGGGCGAAGAAGGCGGCGCGTGCCGCGGGTCGTGACCAGCGTGCCTCGACGGATGCCGACGGTGTGCCCCCCGGCGCTGAGCAGAGCCGTGTTCCCGGACACCTCCAGGGTTCCGTGACGCCAGGACATGAGGACGATGTACTGGGCCAGCACCCCGGCTATCCCCACATCCACCTCCTTGCTGTACGGCATGTGGGGGTGGGCCTGCTGGAGCCAGTCCCGAGCTTCCGTATGCTTGCGCTCGGCCATCAGCTTGGCCACCTGATCCCACAAGTCCAACATCGTGGGCAAGGGCAGGGGGTTTGGGTCGTACAGGCTGGCTACCAGGTCCACGGTGCGCAGATGCCCCAGGGTGAGTACCTGGTGCACGCAGGGGCCAAAACCCTTGGCCGGGTTACGGGACGGCGGGTAGTCGTTGCTGCCCGTGGCGCGGACGCACTCGTCGCGCAGGGCGAGAGCGAACTCATCGAGTAGGGAGGTGGGAGTCATCATTGAAAAAGGCGACCCGTGGATCGCCTCTAGGTACGTGCCGCTCGACCTCAAGCCTGGAGGGTCGGCCCCGCGTCGGGCACGTCCCTGGGCAGGGCCGAGAACTCGACGTAGGCCGCGAGGTGCTTGCGCACCAGGCCGGCGCTGGCCTTGCGCAGTTCGGCGCGGGCCACGTAGGCTTCGATGGAGGCGATCGCGTCCAGGCGCTGCTCGTAGGCGTTGGCTGCCTCGGCGGTGTCGAACACTTGCCCGTCACGGGCGGCGAATCGTTGAACAGCGGTAACCATGTGGTGGGTCCTTTCAGGGGTTGTTGTCACAGGCGCTGCTTGAGCGACTGTCTGAGGTCCGGGTCCAGGTTGTCGGTGCCGAGCAGCCAACGAACGTAGGACATCGGCAAGTCGATGAGGCGGGTGCCCCGGTCGGTCTTTCTGTCGGCCCCGAGGGGGCCGTATTTGCCGAAGGAGATGTACGTGTCCAAGGACAGGGGTTCCCGGCATAGCTCGATCAAGCCGAGCATGTCCAGGCCCTTGGCCTCGGCCACGCGACGCAGCAAGTTCAGCGTCGCCAGTACATCCCCCTTGGCCGAGTGAGCGTCGCCGGCATCCAGGCCCAGGTGGTAGCGCAGGGTCTGGAGCTTGTGGTTCGGCGCATCGGGCCAGGTCATGCGAGCCAGCTTCAAGGTGCACACGTCGTAGCGCATCGGAGGCAGCCAGTCGTGCAGCATCCGGGCGTCGAACTGTGCGTTGTGCGCGATGAAGACCAGGTCGTCGGCGTCGAACGGCATGCCGTGCATCCGCATGAACTGGTCAATCGTTGGCGCGTCCTGCACGTCGGCGTCCGTGATGTGGTGCACCCCCGATGCCTCCGCGCTGATCGCCATCTCCGGGTCGATGAGGCTGTGAGCCTCCCACCGAACATTGAAGTCGGCGTCGACCTGGGCGATGGCGATCTCCACGATGCCGCCCTTCAGGCTGGCGGTCTCGGTGTCGGTGATGAGGGCTCGCATGTACCTAGCCTGCGATTACGTCAAAGCTTTGGGGGCAGCTTGTCGACGACGACCAGCTTGGTCCAGTTGTTGCCGTTCGCGCTTGCGAGTTCACGCAGGAAGTAGAAGGTGAACGGGTCGGCCGGCACCTGCACGCCGGGGATGCCCCGGGCGACGGCACGTGCCTTCTGGAGCAGCTTCTCCTGGTACTGCTTGAAGCTCTGGATCGACGTTTTGCTCAGCGTGATCTGTACGATCTCGCCGTTGTAGGCGTCGTTCGACTCGCTCTCGTGAACCACGCAGACCACGTCCACGAAGGGACGGGAATCCGCCAGCGGGTAATCCATCTCGTTGCGCAGGTGCTCGATGTACTGCGTGATGGGTTTGCCGATCCACGTCGCGTACTCCTTCGAGATCACGTGGCCAAGGGTCTGCCCATCGGTCGAGTAGGCCACGTAGTCCCGTGACTTCTCGTTCTTGCTGTTCGGGCTGATCTCCCAGTGCTCGTCCCAAGCGATCATGGAGACCTTGACCCAGCGGCCGAAGCTGGCCTTGGTGTCGCCGGTACCGATGATCTCTCCGTTGTTGCCCTTGAACACGGGGAAGTTGCCGTAAGAGAAGTCGGCGGCGCCCTTCATGGCCTCGACTTCCTTGGCGAACGCGCTGGCCTCGCCGCGGGAGACGGCGACGGCGCCGGCCTGGGCGGGGGCGACAGTCACGGCGGCGGGGGCCGCTGCAGCGGGGGCCGGGGGCGCTTCATTCGCCGCGGCGGGCGCTTCATCCATGCCCTCGAAGGTGCCGAGCGGCGTTGCGTCGCTCACGGGGCCGGATTGCTTCTCGACAGTCTTGGTCAGTGCCATTTTCGTTTCCTTCAATCAGTTTCATTGTCACCACGACAGGCTACTTCCCGTCGTGGGGCGCGAGTATGTTCCTAACGGAACGAAGTGTCAATCACCTTTTGTTGAAAGTCTGTACCCCCTCTCTGGTCAGTTTGGTTGTGTCGAATCTGGCGATGCGCTCGCTGCTGCCGTCAGCACGCAACTCGGAGTTGACGCACAACCTGTCGATGCACGGCGAGTACGAGTTGGTAGCATGGATGAACGTGTCCAGCGAGTCGAACAGCGGAGTGTCGTTGGTGGCCGAACAGAACAGCCGGTAGTTGTCGTAAGCTCTGGCCAGCTTGATCTCGACCCATCCGTCGCCGACGATGTAGTCCTTGTCCTCGCGCATCTCCCAACTGCGGCCCACGTCCTGGCTGAGCAGCGAGATGCGGTTGAGCACCTTGGAGATTTCGCTGATGCCCAAGGACTGAATGACCTTGGCCTGCTCGGATGCCGCCTCGTCGGCCTTCCATTCCAGCAGTGCATCGATGGGAGCGTCGAACTCCGTGCCGAAGCGCCGCTTCAAGATGACCTTAAGCGTGCGCAAGGAGTCGATGATGACGGCGCGGTTGAAGATCGAGCGCTCCGACGGCCGCTTCGCCTCAAGGTCGTCGAAGTCGGGGAGACCGGCGTTGATGTCGGCGATGATCGACTCCACCGACGCCCGCTTCTCATCCAGGTCCAGGCCGAATCCGCACTCGACGATCTCTCGCCCCAGGGCCGAGATAGCCCGGTGACTATGCTCCAAACGCTTGAACGCCTGCTTGCGCTGGTTCGTGAGGTATGACTTCGAGAAGTTGACGCACACACTGCGCTCGATGATCGCGGTCTCCATCTCGATGGCTTCGGCCATGAACGCGATAGGGGCCGTGCACCGGGAGTTGATCGTCGCCATGGGGTTGTCGGCCGCCGCTTTGTTCACGGTCCCCCGGCCCCCTGCAGAACTGCCCACGTAGCTGGCCTTGAACACGTCCTTCAGCTTCGGGTGCCTGGCACCGTTGAGCGCCCGCATCTCCCGGGGCTTGAACTCGTCGATCAGATACGGGGCACTGGTACTGCTGCTGGCGTAGCAGTCGACGACGTACGGTGTGTCGCTGGAGGCGCTGCGCAACGAGACCTCGTTCATGTACCAGTGCAGGTGTCCGAGCATCAGCGTAGTCTGCGTCTTTCCAGAGCCCGCCTCGCCGTACATTTGCAGCAATGGGAACTGCCTGAACAAGTGCAGGTACACGCTGCGATAGTGGCAGGCCACGAACCAGCCCACCATATCGGCAACCACATCGTGACGGTTGAAGGAGAGCAGATCGTGCAGCGCGGGCACCATCGTCTCGTCAAGCTCGGGGGCTCGATGGATGTCGATGTTGTAGGTGTTGGTCGCCGACTCCGGCCGGTACCGCATGCGGAAGTAGGCCGGGTCTTCGACCGGCACCGAGGACATGAACGCGTGCTCGGTGAGGTAGACCTTGACCGGGGTCGGCTCATCGAGCAGGGGGTTGTTGATGATGAAGAACCCCTCTCTCGGGTAGACGAACACTCGCCCGCCCTTTGCAGCTTTTTCACTCATGATGTCGAGCAGGGCGGCCGTCTCCGGCTCACCCCCCATAAAGGACAGTTGATGCGCGGCGAAGAACTTCCGCAGCGAATTGGCCGAGGTGAACGCATCGGCCCCCAGCAGGACCCCCTTCTTCGTCATGCCGTGAGCAGTGAGGTTGAACTGGTAGCCCTGGAAGTTCTTGGTGTCGGCGTGGTAGAACGCATCGACCTTCCGTATCGAGGCTCGACACAGAGATTCCACCGTATCGTTGCCTCGCTTGAAAATGCCGTCGGCGTTCATGAACACACCCCGACGAATGCCCATGTGGGCATCGATCACGGGGGGCGCGTCACCTTCCTCCCCTGAGGCGGCCGGCGCAGCCACATGCACGTCGTCGCGCACGTCGCCGGTATCCTCGGTGGCCATGACGCCCAGGTCGGGACATGACACGCCGGGCTTGACCAGGTTCACCAGGGGTCCGACGGCGTAGTCGTACTCGCTGTTGTCCTCGGCCATGTAGCGCCACATCCGGGCCAACTCCTCCTGCCGCTTGGCGAAGGTGTTGTAGCGGTAGCTGTCGCTGACGTGGTTCTCGCACAGGCCGCGGCAGCGCTCCAGGTACTCATCCAGCCCCAACCCAACGGTGGTGGCGTAGATGGCAAGCTGCATCGACAGGCTCTGGAACCCGGCGTCGGGGTTGACCAGGGACCCGTCCATCAGCCCGAGCATGGTCGGCGGGTGCGTCTTCGACTTGCGCCAGGGATCGAGCAGCGTGCTGGCCTGCTCGACGCGCTTCTTCTTGCCGCGCATCTTGGCGACGACCTTCTCCCTGGCGAGGTTGAACAGCATGGCGAGCTTGCTGTTGCACGACGCGGGCGAGGGCGGGGGCACTTCGCGGGGAGCAGCACACAGTTCGGCGTACAGGTCCGGGGTGATCGTCCACGCCTCCTCCGGCGTGATAGGCACCTTGTAGGTCCCGCTGTCCCGCTGCACGTTTGCCGTGCGCCACATGCGCCCACGCTTGCCGGTGTAGACCAGCAAGTCCATGGTGTCGACGACCATGGCTTCGGCCATGGTGCGGTACACGTAGGGCAACCAGGCGGTGCCGGTCGCCGGCACCTTGGGCTGGAAGCACTCGGCCGGGATCGTGATGTGGAACCCCTTGCCCCCCGACAGGAACAGCGACGCCTGCTTCAGGTCGAACCCGAACTCATTCTCCAGCTTGTCCAGGAAGATCAGGAACTGGGTGCACGCCAGCGGCAAGTCGCCGGCTGCATCGAAGTCGAAGTACATGGGCCCGCGGTAGCGGACCTTGGACCAGTCACCATCGTCCGGGATGGCGCTCAGGTCGAGGGCGGTGGTGAAGGCGGGGCGGATCTCCGCCAGCACCTTCGCCTTGTTGTCGGCAAAGTCCAGCACCCAGGCGTCTTCACCGCCGTGGCGCTGGTACTGGAAGAACCAGTTGGAGGCCATGACGCGCCTCCGTCAGAAATAGGCGTTGCCGAATTCGGCGGCGAAGCTGGCAGCCGTCTCGCAGTACACGACCCCTGGTTCCCTCAGACTCAGCCGGGACTTGGTCTTCAGCACCAGGGGAAAACCGAGCGAACCCTTGTACGGGTTGCTGGCCGGGGCCCCCCAGCGTACGCGGCTGGTGAGTGGCAGCCACATGAACACGGGGAAGTCGAACACCTGCTCAGGGCCGTAGCCGATGATGCGCTCTTCGTCGGTGGACTGCAGTGTGACTTGGGTCGATGCCCCGTCCTTCTCGTTGCACTCGAAGTCCCGGACGATGACGCGGTCCAGGACCTTGGGCAGGCCGTCTTCCACCTCGTACAGGATGAAGTTGCGGCCTTTGTAGGCAGTCTCGATTCTCAGGTGGTATGACGTGTCGTACAGGGCACGGGACTCAGGATGAAGTTGCCCGACGAGGACTCCGAAGTGTTCCTCTGCCCCCATGAAGTCTTCTTTGATCATTGTTTTGTTTGGCCCAAAGGGCCGTAAGTAGCTTCCCAACCAGCAAAACTGTCAATGCGCGACCGGCCCGTCATTGGCCGAAGATGGCCTCCTTCAAGTCCACTGCGTTGCGGATTACCTGGTTTACCAAAGTGTCATTCTTGATGAGGTTGCGAAAGCCACGGACCTGGGTTGTACCAGATGCCGTGGCCATCATGACCATCACCCTCTTGCGTTGGCCGAGGCGGTTCAACCGGGCAACCGCTTGGTGAAAATCACGCGGCTGCTGGCAGGGCTCGACGAAGAGCGCATGATGGCAGACGTGCTGCATGCCGTCCAGCCCTTTGCCCGCGGAAACGAACTGGGCCGCCATCACCCGGCACGCGGGATCCTCCATGAAGCGCAGGAGGTTCTCCTCTTTCTGCTTCTCGGTGATCTCGGAGTTGACCGTGACGATGCCGCGGTGCCCCAGGTGCTGGCGTAGCGCGGCGATCGACATGCGGTAGTTGGCGAAGACCAGCAGCTTGCCGTCTCCCAGTTCCTCCAGCTTCTCCTCGATCAGGTTGATGCTGTTGGACACGAGCTTGGGATCCCCGGCGAAGTGCCCCCAGTTGACGACGATCTGGCCGAGGGCGTGCAGCAGCTTGTTGACCGTGGTGGCCTCGACCTTGCCGCCGTCAGGCAGCTTCAGGATCTCCTCGTCGGCCAGCCTCTTGTACAGCTTGTAGTGGGCAGGGTCCAGGTCGTAGTCCAGCGGCACGTACAGCGGCTGCTCGGTCTCGCTGTACATATCCTCGTAGAGGATGCGCCGCGAGTTCAGCATCAGGTTCTGGCCCAGGAGGTCGAGGTCCTTGTACGCACTCGGGTTGCCGAAGAAGTCCCGATCGGCCACGTGCAAGTTCTCGAACTGTCGCTTGTTGCGGTAGGTCCCCGGCGTGGTGAACTTGAGCAGTCCGTACACGTCCAGCGGCTTGTTCATCGGGGTCCCGGATAGCAGGATGCGAGGGCGCCCGATGCAGAAGTCGAAGACCTTGCTGTGGTTGTCGCTGTTGATGTTGCTCAGCATCGTGGCTTCGTCCACGATGACGGTGACGCCGCGGTCCCGGTACTCGGCGCAGAACCGATCGAAGTCCTTCTTGAAAATCTGCACACCGACGAGCACGAAGTCAGCAGACAGATCCAGCTTCTTGCGCTCGGCCGGCGTTCCCCGGTACTCGGTCACGCTCAGGGCCGGCTTGATGCTGCGCAGCCAGCGCCCCCACTGTCGAACCAGGATGGGGGGCATGATGACGACGACGGCGTGGCCGAGCGTGATCTTGTTGTAGAGGGCGCCGATCGTGCTGCAGTAGGTCTTGCCGCAGTTCCCAGTGACGAAGATGTTTCCGTTGCGCCGGAGTACCAGGAATGACGACGGCACCTCGAAGCAGTATTTGAATCCGTCGGTACTGGGCTCCACCCAGATGTTGCGGCGTTTGACCACAGCCCCGTCCGGGCCGGGGGACGTGCCTGAAATTCCCACCAGGTTAGGGCCCTTGCTCTCCACCACCGTGTACTCGTGGCTGTCCGGTCGGCCGCTGCGCACACGCAGGTGGTAGCTTCGATAGGCTCGGGAGCCCAACGCACACAGCACGAACTGGACGAAGTCCGCAGACTCCTTCTGTGAGGAGTGAAACGATCTCCCCTTGTTGGGGTTGCGAGGCTGACTCCCATCCCAAAGAAACACCTCGCTCTCGATGATCTCCAGTTGAGCCCGGCTTGCCGAATAGAAACGGGCGTCGAAGACCTTTACCTTGATAGGTGCCTGAAATGCGAATCTGACAAAACCTTCGCACCCTTTCCAGGGTTCGTTCATCTCGGTGAACTCCCGGCCAGAGTTCTTCAGCAGCCAGCGCATCCGCTCGATCTTCCGCGGCTTCTTCACGCGTACAAAGCACTTGCTCCCACCGTTCGGAAAGTGCCCGTCGGCAATGACCGCTACCTGCAACCGAAGATCCCACTCCGACAGATCAAGCCCGGGCCCCCCGTCGTAGTGGGCCGTGGTCAGGAAGAACCGCTTGAGCCCCAACTTGCACCGGGCATCTCTCTCCATGATTTCCTGCGCGGTGTTGACCTCCAGCACCCCCGTCGCGGATACGTGCAGTACCCGGTGCTCCGGGCTCAGCTTCTGGTCCATGCCGCGGGCAGTGCGGAACACCACCATGTCGCCGCAGGGTTCCTTGATGTAGCGCAGCGGCTCTACGAACTGAAGGCGCCCAAGCTGGCGGCCGAGGCCAGGCTCGGGGGAGAACTGAGCCACCGGACCGCCAGCGTATTCGGGCATCTTCACCCACCCCGTGGGACTCAGGTACTCCGTCTCGGAGTCTACACAGCCCATCTCCAGCCACTCCCCTTGGTTAGGAAGGGGGGCCAGATCGTTGATCACACCCACCTGCAGCGGGTGGGGTTTGATGTAGTCGGGGAACTGGTAGTGCTGCTGTACGACCTCGAACGGCGTCATGCAAAACGACGCCCGAAGTTAGCATAGACCACGTTGCGAGACTTTCCCAGGACGCTGCCGCCGCCCAGGCGCATGCGCTCCATCGCCTCCTGTGCGCGGGCCATGACGATGGTGCGCCAGTTCTCGCAGCCCATGAGGGGGTAGGCGTCGAAGATGGTCAGGTCCTCGCGCTCGAACCAGGCACCGAACGACTGCGGGTGCATCGTGAGCTTGCGGAAGAACACCTCGTCGTCCATGACATCAGAGGCCAGGGTGGCAGCGACATCGGCGGCCGGGCTGTAGACCTTCCACCAGTCCGCCCCCGAACCGGGGATCAGGTCCAGAGCAGGTACCGACATCCAATACAGGTTCCAGATCGCTGTGGACCTTTCGAGCCGCCCTATGGCCCGGACATCGCAGTCTTCCGCCCCCTGCAACTCGTACATATGCCTGGGCAGGGGGGAGTATTCGTGAACCACTGTTGTTGCCTTTCTTATGTGAACCTTACATTCTGACAGAAACCTGACAGGTTTCTGTCAGCCCGAGCTTCGCTTACATCAGTGAAACCCCATCTCCTGCGCCACGCTGGCCTCCACCTTGACGTAGGGGTAGGCCCGGATGTTGGCGTGGAAGAACTTGCCAACGCTGTCGGCGCCGATGAGTCCCTGGTACGTCGACAGAGGCACACCGTCGTAGCGGTAGATGTCGCCGCGGTTGAACTTCACCAGCAGGATGTCGTCGCTCCATCCGACAGCGGAGATGTTGGAGCTTTCGACTTGAGTCTGGAGCATTTCAGTTCCTTTCATCGTTAAGTGTCACCCTCTGGGCAGACCCATCGCATAGACCACGATCGAGGCCGCGGCCCAGATTGATGCGTCCTTGTGAAGCACCACAGCCAGAATGGCCATGGCAAGGAGAAGAACCTGCACGGTAAACTTCGTCATTGTTCGTCCTTCGTCATCGTCAGATCCGCCGAACTAGGCCCGCCCGCGAGGTAGCTCCCGTCGGCGCAGAACGTGGCGATGCGCCCGTTGTCCAGCACCACGAGGCGGTGGTCCTCAAATGCCTGGGGCACCAGCGCCACGAAGGTGACGGGGCGCCCCAGGAAGTAGGCCGGCGCACCGGCCTTGAAGGCTTCGAGGTCGAAGGGTGTCATACCCGTGCGACCATCGCTGCCTGCATCTTGCCCAAACGCCGCACGGCCGCAGGGGTCTTCGGCACTTGACCCACCGAGGTCAGAAGGACGCCGCGGACCCAGGCAACTGCCGAGATAGCATCGCTCTCGCCAACCTGGATCTTGGTCAAGCTCGCTCTGGACGGGTCGAACACCTTCAGACTGCGGGCAATGGTCTCGTAGGTCTGTCCTGCCTTCAGCCCCTGGGTTTCGACTTGACGAGTCAGGGCCTTGGCAGACTGAGTCATATTGTCGTAGTCGGCCAGAAGCATGGCCCGGTACTGATTCAGCACGTGAGTGCGGTCCATCCCGGCCATCATGGACACGGCTGCGGCAAGGCGCACCGGGGCGCTGGAGAAGAACTTGCGCGCTGTGCCACAGTAGTCGATGACCTCACGAACCGCAGCACCCAGGCCGGCGTCCACGATCGCGCGCACCTGACTGATCGACGGGCGCTGATTTGCATGAGCGATGGGGGCGCCCAGCCGCAGCGGCTCCGCAATCCGCCTGTCCATACCAAGAAGGTCAGCGAGGTTGCGGTTCACGCCTTGGTCGACGGCGTCGAACACGGCCGGGTCCATGCCCACGGTCACCAGGATCGGAATGGTGACCCCGGACTCCACGCAGGCCAGCAGTCTGTGGTGACCGTCACGTAGGTGACCGTCCCAGTCGAACGCAGCCCCCTGGTGGGTCAGCTTCCAATCCCCACGCACCTGGGCGGCAGCCAGGTAGCGTACGTGCCACTCGCGGATAACCCGATTGCCTGCACTGGTCGCCAGCATCTTGTCAGCCATCTCCGGGGTCACCAGCATCTCAGCGGTGCGAACGGTGTTGCTCTTGAAGTTCATGTTGGTTCCTTGTGTGTGCGGGGTGTGGGTCGTGTGGGTCGTGTGGGTCGTGTTCATCTCAGTACGCCTTTCCGCCCGCAGCCCGGCGAGCTTCAATCTTGTGGTCTTCGCGCTGGGCGTTGTAGGCGAGCTTCTCGGCAATGGCACTTCCGAGGTGGAGGCCCAGGCCCCCGCACAAGTCGGCGATGCGGATGACGGCGTCGGCCAACTCCACTTCGATCATCTTGCGGTGGGGCAGCTTGTCGTCCATCAGCCCCTTGCGATGGCCTTCCATCGCCTCGCTGATCTCGCTGTGGATCAAGCACAGCATCTCGCCGACGTTGCGGTCCTTGGGTTCGCCTGTGTTCAGGTCGGTCCACCAACCGCCCTTGAGGGCGGCATCGTGGCAGGCAGTTTGCAGGATGTCCCCGCTCAGCCTGATGTCATGGAAACTCATGTGAGTCCTTCTGTAGGGGGCCAGAGTGTAGCCCCGGGTTTTGAATGTGACAATCCGGTGTTACGATTTGGACGTGAAACCCCGGATCGTCAGCCCGCTCGTGAACGTGGTGCAGATTCGGCGCAAGACGATCAAGGTCCTGGAGGCCGCGCTGGCTCGGCGCGGACCCCACGAAGCTGACCTGGTCCTGGCTCGCATGGGTGTGGTTCCCCTACGCGCGCTGGAACAGGGGCCGCGTCAGGAACTGGACCGCAGGGTGCACCTTCTTGAGTGACGCCACCCGACGCGACTCGATCATGTCGAGTTCGCTGCGGTAGCGATCAATCATGCCCTCGTTCATCTCGGCCATGACCCTGTACTTCACGGCCAGCGCCTGATGCTCGTTCAGTTCGGCCATGGCCTGGTGGTACTGGGCACGGTCCCGGTTGTCCATCAAGTCCTGCTCGGCCTGGGCCAGGGCGCGCCGGATTCTGTCGGTAACTGTCGGGGTACGAAACATCATCGTGGGTTCCTCGTGTGGGTGTGGGCGTAGTGGTGGTTGTCATCGACCGCGAACCATTGGTCGAGGTCGTTGGCCGTCTTGCGCTTGAGGCGCAGCAAGCACAGTCGCGGGTACCTGGGCTTGAGCACTGACTTCGAGCGCTCGCTGTTATGAGCCTTCATGTGATTCTCCTGTTGTGTAGTCGGGGCTCAGAGTTCTCCCTGAGCGTGGATCAGTCGATCAAATGCCACCTCCTTTCTGCAGTCCCGGGGTCCGGGAAAGTTTCTCTTGGGCGTAGGCCAGGATGACCTTGGCCAGGACCTTGTCTTCGCAGTGCACGGCGGCCGAGCGCAGCGCCGACTGAGGTACCCAGTCAGCCCCCGCGTAGTCGTCGAGGAAATCGTCTTCGTCGACACCCTGTCGAACCTGCTCCGGGGCGATGCCGAAGGTGGCGCACACGCCATCCACGGTCCAATACAGCGTGTCCCCACGAGGCATCGAGCGCATGTTCCCGGCCTCGGGCGGTACCGCCAAGGCATGGTCATGGGCCACGGCGGAGGGGGTTGGGCGTGGCCCGGGCAACGTCCGGGCGGGCTCATCCCCGACGATGGCCAGGTCGGTCGAGTCGCACAGAAGCAGCACGGCGCGCTCGGTGAACCCGGAGCGGGTCGAGCCGAACTTCTCCCGGCACTGGTCCAGCCTGTCCAGACACTCCTGGGACAGTGTCATCTTCACCCTAGGCATTGCGAGGCTCCCCCATCAGGTCGTGCTTGGCGGCGAGTTCGATCGCGCGCTTGGCCCGTTCGAGTTCGCTGATGGTGTGAGCAAGGCCAGCCTGGATGAGCTTGCTGCGGGTCATCCCCCAGTCAGCACAGACCTTGTTGGCCTGCGTGAGCAGATGGTCCGGTAAAGAGACGTGAATCTTTGGCATATAAGCTCCTTGTCCTGGGCCCGGGGCGCGGATAATACGCCCCGGATTGTGGAAGTGTCAAAGTTACTTGGTGAGAGGTTGATCCTTCGAGCCGAAGCGGTGCTCCCACTCGACGAGAAGCATCCCCAGGGCCATGGCGTCGACACGCAGGCGCTGAATGTTGGCCTTGAAGTCCTCGGCAATCGGGTCCGGGTCAGGAACCCTGCGTGCTGACCTGTAGCCCAACCAGTAGCCCAGCACACAAGAGGTGCTGGCAATGGCGATGGTCAGGGCGATCGCGTACTCACTGAAGTGCATGCTGGCTCCTGGCGAAACGAGGCCAGAAGACGCCGGTCAACCGGCCGGTCTTGCGGTCCAACCACTTCGCAATCCCCCACACGTCATGGACCAGGTCGGGGTCGCTGGCCTTGGCCATGCGTTCGAGATCGAGAGGGCAGCCGTTGGCGTGGCAGATGGTCAGGTCCATCATGCAGTCCAGGGGTTTGAAGTTCAGACCGTAGTCTTTGGCCATGTCCTTCGCGTAGCTGACGATGCGGTCGATGAGGACCGAGTCCTCGGCGCTGACTTGCATCTTCAAGTTGCTCATGCTGTCTTTCCTTATGGTTGTGTCACATTCCGGGCTCAGCCCATGGCACGAATGATCAGATCCTTCGCCTCGTCGAGCAGGTGAAAGGCGTGCTCGGTGTCGTCGTAGGGATCGTGCTCTGGCGTGGTCAGCGTGGAGATCGCCGCGTCCAGGCACGCCGCTGCCTCCTCCAGGTGCATGATCTTGAGTGTCAGGCCGCCGTCATTCTCGTGGACCGGGATGGCGTCGACTTGGCCCTGCAGCGCATGGATCTGGGCCCGCAGGGGTTCCAGCGTGCTCTGCCTAAGCTTCGCCGCCAGAGTCAGCAGGGCGACGCGGAAGTTGTCGATGGCCGAATCCAGGACAGCATGGGCCTTGTCCACGGCCTCGCTCTCCGGGGTCTCCTCGATCCGCACCAGGGTGTTCAGCACCCGAACCAAGTGGTTGCGTTGCTCTTCCTTCATGTCAATACTCCTGGGGAAGCAGGGCCACGAGTACGTCCTGGGTGGGGTCGATGAGCCCATCCATGCACAGGTAGAAGACCCAGTTACCCTCAGGAAAATCCGTGTACTCTATCCGACGCTCCCAAAGCCGGGGTCCTCCGGTATCCTGGTCGAGCCACAAAACCGCTCCGTCGTGTGCAACATGCACGTGCAAGAAGGTCATGTGCTCCTGCTCCCCCTCCCACAGATGGAGGCAGATCGGTGCCACCTCGGTGGCGACGATGTCGAGCAGCCAGTAGGCGCCGGCCTGGTCGGCAACCGCCTTCACCCCGTCGGTGAAGATGAAGCGCCGGTTGAACGGGTGCCGGGTGCGGCCGTCACTGCCGCCGATGTACTGGTCCATGACTCCCTTCAGTTCCTTCGGTGTTGTCATTTCAGTTCTCCTCGTCGTCCAGGTCTTCAGGTTGATCTTCGTCGGCCCGCTCGAAGCTCTCTCGGGTGTAGCCGTCGTCGTACTCGTCGTCGGATTCACGGTCCCAGGGCATGGCATCACTCCCCGTTCTCAACTTCTTTGAGCCCACCCCGCGGCGTCAGCGCCCAGGTGCGCAGCACCGTAGCCGTCAGGCCCTCGGCACGGCTCAACAGCGCAAGCACCCCCTCCTTGTCCGTGGGGATGTCGAACAGTTCGATGCGAGCATCCTGGAAGGTGGGGTGCTTGCGGAGCATGTCGTGGGCCGCACTCAGGGTTGCTGCCCAGCCTGGGTCGGTCTCTCCAACGTATCGCGTGATTCGGTAGAACTGCATTGCTGATCTCCTTGTTGATCGTCGATGTAGAACGAGCCTGAGAGCACGTAGCCCTTCCAGACTCCCTTGGTTGTCTCCCCGAGTTGCTCCCACTTCGGTCGGACGCTATGCCCGGCCTCGTATAGGGCGCGGGCCTTGGATTCGAGGTCGTCAGCCATGCTGGTCCACGATCTCGGTCTGGGTGTCGATCCCTTCGACAGCATCCTGGATCTCGGGGTCGGACACGCTGATGTAGTTGCCGGCGTCGAGTGCCTCGGACACAGCGTCATCGACCTCGTTGGGTGCGGTGTCGTCGGGGATCTCGACTTCGAGATACTCGCGCTCCCACACGGCCTGGTCACGATAGACGGGGATCTTCATTGCGTCTTCTCCCAGCCATAGAACTCGTCGCAGCGCTTCTTCACATCCGCAGCGATGGAGTTCCAGGGTTCGTTGTTGATGAACGAGTCGGGCGAACTCGGGCCCAGCGGCGTGGCCACGAGGGCGTCGGCGTACTTGCGGATAGCCTCGACGATGAACACCTCGCCGAGCGCACCGTAGGGCGAGTAGTTCATGAGATCGAGGACCAGGTCCTCATTGGTTTTCAGTCTCCGATTCATTGCGAATTCCTTTCGTAGTGAAGCGTCAATTCAGGACGTTGATGCCCAGTTCCTCGGACAGCCGTCTCTCGGCCTGGGCCTGGACGGTGGCCAGTTCGTTGGCCAGGGCGATAAACCTGGACTGTTGCTGCACGAGGTCCTGGATCGTCACAGCCATCATGTGCATGGCCTTGAGCGCAGTCAGTGGGGGGTTGAGGCCCAACCCCTGCACCAGTTCCTCGGTGAGAATGCCTTCACAGAAGGCGAGGCACGCTTCGATACGGTCTGAATCGTGAGTCATTTCACTCCTCCTTGAGTGCTTGCTCGCGGGCGCACTGCAAGCTCTCGCAGTCCGCGAAGTGTTGCCACAGCCACTGAACCACGGGCTCGTCGGTGACGTTGATCTTGGCTCCGTCGAACCAGTCCATGAAGTGGTAGTCGGCGCGGTCGAGCGCCGCCCTGAACCCTTGGACCTCGCCGTAGAAACGGATCTCGTCGCTGGGCCCGCCCCAGCTCAACTGGTAGCGCCAGTAGCCGCGGGTCTGGTCCTTGAACGTGCCCGGCGTCACGTAGTCGAAAGCCAGGCCGTAGTCGTAGAACGACCCGATGTCTTCGTTGCCATCAGGGTCGCCCATGAACACCCGGAGGTCGGCCTTACGGCCCGCCCACTGGTCCCTGATTCTGTCTTTGCACGTCATGTCAGTTCTCCTTGTGTGAAAGTGTCAGATGAGGAGCAGGGCTTCGCCGATCTGCTTGTACAAAGCCCTGTACGCTCGGGTCAGGCCGGAACTCACGGGGTCGATGTAGTTCCCGCCGACGTTGCCCTGGTACTCGCAGTCGGCCCGGATCTGCAGGGCCTCTTGGCGGGTGAGCCAGTACACCCCAGGGGTATCGATGCCCCGCCAGCACCCGTCTTCATCCGGGCTGCGAACCTCCAGGTCGTTGGCGATGGTCTTGCTGATTCGGATCGAGACTCGTGTCTGCTCCATAGCACTCTCCTTCAGTTGATAAACAAGCCGGCCTCGTCGACCAGCGTTTCCACCACGTCGTCCCACATGGTTGCGTACGAGGCGATGGCCTCGACTTCCTGGGGCTCGAACATCGCGGGGTCGATCCGGGATTCGCTGCGCCCCAGGCGTCGCGCCACCATGCGGATCAAGTGCTCGGGGTCTCCGCCGAGGGCGCTGTACACGGCGTCGGCGATGTCCTGGTCCTGGGGCGAGTCGATCGTCGGGAACCAGGCCTCTTGCTCACGGTCGTCGTAGTCGTCGTCAACGAAGGCCCGGCTCGAAGATTTGAACGAGGTCTTGGTGTCGATGACCTCCTCGTAGCCGGTACGGCCCCCGAACATCCAGCCCCCGACGCGCGGTTGCTCGTCGTACCCGTCGTCGCCCGGCTCTCGCTTGACGGGCAGGCTGTCCCAGTCCAGGTCGAGCGCCGCCTCGCACAGTTGCTGCAAGTACGGGCCATCCTGGGACTCTCGGTTGCCGTGCTCGTTGTCGTAGCCCACGGAGATGTTCGTGCACTCGGGAATGAAGTCGACGAACTCGGCCGTGTCGGTGTAGATGCCACCGTCACACGGCATGTACAGCAGGCCCAGGTCGTTGAGCCTGTCGCTCAGGGCCTCGGCGAACTCGTTCGAGGCACAGCGACCTCCGGCCTGGTGCGTGATCACATCGGAGTAGCCGCGCCGATCGAAGGCGATGGCACGATCGAACTCGGCCAGGAGTTTCGGATAGGTCTTGGCTACGAACTTGGACCCGATGCCGCCACGCTCCTCCGAGCGCAGGAAGATGTAGTACGCCGGGACTTGTTGCTGGATTAGCTCAGTGAGGATAGAGACCCCGGCACCGTCATCCGCCCCAAGGGTATCCCCGCTAGCCTGGTAGAAGCCCTTTTCATCCACGGTGAACTCGTTATTCACGCAAGAACCGCGGCTAACTGTGTCCGTGTGGGCTACGAACAGTGTCCGGTTTCCTTGGTCTACCCTTAGGTCAAAGTGAAGGTTCCCAGCCTCATCAATTAGCGTGGGGGACAGCAACCCAGCCAGGTAAGCCACAAACTGTGTCTCCCCGTCGCTACCGGACCTGCGCTTCATCGAAATTGCCTTATGAAAAGTATCCATGTTCATGTTGAAGGTTCCTTGTGTGTAGATAAGTCAAACAAACGTACTTTCTTGGGCGTGGATAGCGCCCGGTCCACCCCCCACTTCTTAACCCTCTCACTCAGACTCCCGGGGTTGATCCCGAGTTCAGCGGCCCAGGTGGATAGGTTTTGTGTTTTTCCGCCGTGGGTTAACAGCACGCTGTTTCTGGTGTTCAAGCACTGCTCCGCGCGTGTGGCCCATCGGATATTGCCGATCTCGTAATGCCCCTCGTTGTTTACTCTCTCCAGGGTAGCCCCCGGAAACCACGCAGAGCCCAGCACAAACCAAAATTCGCTGAACGCGGGCAGCAGAAACTTAATACCACGCCCGCCGTAAAAGGGGTACGAGTGGCACCTCGGGCTTAGACATCTGCGTTTAGCCCCTTTATAGGACTCCAGAGCGGGATGCCCTGTCATCCCGTGGGTCCTAGCCGCGTTATTCGTCCTCTTCAGACACCCGCAGGACCTAGTATTCCCGGAGCGTAAAGCCGCCCCTGAAATTGGTGCAGTGGTCCATCCGCAGTCACACAGACACACCCAATGCCTAAGATTACGGGCCATCGGGCCGGCACCAACCACTACGAGGGACCCGAATCGCTTCCCCGTCTCATCCTTAATCCTAGCCATGCTGCCTCACTTTATACACGTGTGGGTATACAGTGTAGCCCTAACGTGAATAAACGTCATTGCGAGTTGCGCTCGATGACGCGCCATCCAATGGCAGCGGCAACCTTGTTGATGGACGGGTCGGGTTTCATCCCCGATCGGGTCAGCGTCTTGGCCTTGTGGTCCACGATGTAGACCGATGCGTTGCGGGGGACCGCCCATGCGCCGCCGTCGCGGATCATGGACAACATGCCCAGAGTCCAACGCTTGGCGTAGGCCATGCCTTCCGGGGTGTTGATGTCGAAGTTCATACCGTCTCAGCCTCCGATACTGTCAAGGGCAGGGGCTGCTGAAGCTCGTTGGGGATCGAGCCCTCGGGCTTGTCGTAGTCCTCTTCGGTTTCCGGGGCGTGGTCGGGGTGGTACTCGTGACCGTCGACCTCGACCGGACTGACATCGGAGTAGGAGTACCAATCCTCCGTCTCGTAGCACTGCCACGCGTCCTCTCTCAGCACGTACTCCCCCGACTTCAACTCGACGATGGTGTCGTCGCCGTACAGGTAGGCATCACCATAGACCCAGACCAGGTCGTCGTCGTTGCTCAGGTAATACTCGTCGTCGGTCTCACAGCGCACCACGTCGTCCTCGTGGGCATAGTCGCCGTCGTGCAACTCGACGATGCAACTGGGCAGGTTGTCCCTGTCGTAGTAGGTCCCGCTGATCTCGATCGCATCGTCGCTAAGCACGTAGTATTCGGCGCCTCTTGATGCCTCGACATAGATGTAGCACCCATCCAGGCACCCTTGACAGACACGGGTGTCCTCGTGTCTACCCACCCAGGTCATGTCGTCTTCGTAGAATCCTTGACCGCAGCACTCGCACTCCTCGTAGTTGCAGTTCTCAAGGAGGCCGCTCGTATTCGTCGCGTGGTACCTGCCGCGTAGACGAATCACGAGGCTATCCCCGTCGTCGTCCAGGCACTGTCTCCCGCCGTCGATGTATGGTGCGACGAGACCCCGGTCGACTTCAATGCGGGCCAGCTTCGTTCCATCCGGCCATGCGCTCTCGTGCGTGTAGCCCTGCCCCTCCAACCACGCCACCAATTCAGGATCGGGCCCGGAATAGCCCGAGCAGCGCTGGTAGCTGCGGACGAAGCACTTGTGCCCGTCCTGTTCGTAGACGAGGGCTCGTGCGTTGATCTGCCCACCTTCGTCGACCCGGATGGCGCAAGCCCAGCCCAGGTCCGGGTCGTAGCACTCGTAGGGGTGGTGCCCCCCGGTTCTAATCAGTTCGTCGTCGTCGTCGAACTGCATGCACGAACCTGGCCCGTTCTGAACCGCACCCACGATCTCCTCGATGGTCCTGACGATGCGGCAACCCGTGGCGGTGTATCGCTGCACTGCGCCCGTGATCTCGGTCTGAGGCATCTCGGGGAAGTGGCGGGTCAGGTAGCGGCCCAGGGTCGTGACGGTCTGCAGGTTGCGCCGACCCTTCTCGTCGCCCTGGGTGTAGGCCAGGCGAGCGCGATCCATCTCGGCCTGGTGCGGCCACTCGCGGACCAACCTGTTGATGCAACTGCACGTGAACTTCTCGACGGCAAGCAGGACAGCCGGGTGCGGCTCGAACCGCTCCTGCAGATCCAGATGCCAGTCGAGTTCCTTGCCGAGTTCCTCGGCAACCTTGTTGAACAACTCTTGTGCGCCTTCCATGTGAATACTCCTTGTGTGAAAGTGTCAGACCTACATATCGACCATCGCAGCCCGGACAGACGGCACGTTGTAGAGAGCGCCGTCCGGTGTCTTCCCTCCATTGAAGGAGGCCATGAAGTCGACCATGCGAACCGCGGCTTCAGTCTTGTTCTTGGAAGTGCGAACGAAGTCGCGGGCCGTGAGGTACAAGCCCTCGTCGTTGTTGATCCACAGGCTCACGTTCCAGTGGTTCCAGTCCTTGTGCCCGTTGTACATGCTCATCCTTTCAAAGTGTCAATCCCGCAGGTAGTCGAAGAGTCTCCCGTCGTCGTCCTGCGGGAAGTCCGCGCGACGGGCGGCGAACATCGAGACTGTGGATCCCGATGAGCGTATGAATTCCAGTCGATCCCTGACGCTGGAGTCAGACCAGAATTGCGCGACCTCGCCCCATTCGAGTTCGCTGTAGTGGTCCTCGTCGAGGATGGGGTAGTCCTCGATGCGATCGGCGAGGGCCTGGGCGAGGGCGAGGACCTTCTCGGGTGCGTCCTTGCGCACCAGCAGGTACTCGATCCAGCCCACGAGAGGGTGACTCGCACGGAAGTCGTAGACCCATCCGCTCGACCTCGGACTCAGGCATCCATCTCGGCCGGGGAACGCGTCGTACAGCGGCTCCTCCGGTGCATCGGCCAAGCCCTCACATGCCTTGCGCAGGGCCTTGAACGCGCAGGTGTAGTTGCTGCGGTCCAGGGCGTCGGATTCGCGGTGCTGGGCGAGCATGAGGTAGTCCCCGTCGGGGCTGAAGCCGGCGTAGTGGCTTGGGTGCTGCCAGGGGGTCAGCGCGTCCATCTCACACCTCCTTCGCAAGCCAGTCACGCGGGATGACGTAGCAGGGGTACACCCGGCAGTCATCCGCAACTTCACCCGTGCCGAACCCTCCGTCCAGGTTCGCGGCGTTGGGCACGCAGGGCGAACACAGTTCGTTCGCCCACCCGATCGGACCCTCGAACACCCACAGCAGGGGCGCACCTCCGAGCCAGTCGATCATGTAGTCGATGCCCTCGTACTTGCCCTCGATCACGGGCTCGTCGATCTGGCATTGATCCCCGAAGTAGTCGACGCGCGCATCGACGAATGCCTCCTGGTCGTGGAATTCGCCGGCCTCCTCGAACCAGCGCTCGATGAAGGCTTCGCGCTCGCTGTCGCTCATGCCGGGGTCGATCTCGTATGCCGCGACCTCGGCCGATTCAAGCAGGTTGTCGAACTCCCGCGCCGCCTCCTTGCGCGCCTCGGCACAGGCGTTTTCGTAGCTCATGTCGACCGCGCCCGGCCCATACCAGAGTTCGTTGGCCACGTCGGGGTCGATGGAGTTCATGGCGATCACGCCGTAGCGGATGCCCGTGGTGGGGTTGGTGTTAGCCATGTCGGTTCTCCTTGTGTGAAAGTGTCAATGTGAGTGATTCGGAATTGAATAGGGGTTAGCCCCCCTTCTTCAGTTCTTCGATGAGGGCGTCGGCGTAGGCAACGGCGTGACGCGCAGCGCCGTCCGCGTTGTGCACGGGCACGAGATACGGCATCACAAGTCCCGCGAAGTACCCGCGCAGGGTCAGGGACCCGGGGACCGGCACGTAGTACGGCTCGTTCTGATTCGTCCTCGGGTCGAGGAAGTAGCCCTGCTGCATCTGCCAGGGGAAGATCAAGCCTCCGGTGTCTTTCATCTCAGTTCTCCTTCCGGTTGAAGTTCGGATCGGACTCGATCGCGTCGATGTACTGCACCACCACGTCGAAGGGGACGTGGGCGTACGGGCCGTCCTCCCCGCTCCCGTAGGGCTGCAGCATCGGGAGGTGCGGGCAGTTCCACATCTCGAATGTGTTCTCGATCTTGTTGCAGTAGTGCGTAGCACCCTGCTGAATGCTCACGGTGATCCCGTTGGAGCACTGGAAGTGGCGGCGCATTACCGTGTCTCGGAACCCGTTTCCCATGTCAAACACAGAAGGGCCGCGCATGGTCACGTTCGCTTCATCCGCGAGGAAAGCGCGTAGCCTGTCGGCCGTGCTGGTGTTGTTCATTTCAGTTCTCCTTGTTTAGAAGGGGATGTCGTTGTCGATGCAGTGCAGAGGTAGGGCTACGTTCCGACCCTGCGGCGGCACCAGCACCAGCGTGCCGTCGTAGTCGTCGAAGTAGTAGCCGTAGCCGGCCGGCACTCCAAGTGCGGCGCGTTCCGCGATTCGACGCTCACACTCCACGTAGTAATGCCAGGCCGCATCCCGTGCATGACTATCCGCCACCCACTTGTCGACCGTCCCGGTGTCGCAACAGAAGTAGCAGGTGAATGCTCGGCCGTCCTCGTCGAAGTCCGGTATCCCGCAGCAGCGCGGGCACAGTGCCAGCTTTGCCATCTCAGTTCTCCTTTCAGTTGGGGTTCAAGTTCTGACCAGTTCCCCTTCTTGGGGGTCTTGACGTGAGACCCTGAAGTCAATGTTCTCGATGGCCCAGTCATGGATCAGGGCTTCGGACCCATGCTCCATGATCTGGCCGTTGAGGAAGTCGTTGATGCCGTCGCAGGCTCGGGCATCGTCGTAGCTGGAATAGGTCGGGACCTCCCCGGGTTCGGCCTTACTTAAGGGGATGGCCACGGTCAGAGTGACGATGGCGTACACAAAGCCTGGTTTCACCGCGTGCATGGTGACCTCCTACGAATGGAACTCGAACTCGGCATCCGGCGAGCGCTGGATCATGCCGATGGTGATGCGGTGCTGGCCCTCGGCGTTGCCGATCCAGATGAGCCACTCCAGCCACCCGCTCTCGTTGCGCTCGGAGCACATGACGCGAGCCCTCAGGTTGGGGTCGCCCCAGCGCAGCAGCCGCGCCATCGCCTGCATGAATGCCTCGCGCTCCCCGTCGGGGTTGCCGATGATTTCGATGTGCATCTCAGTTCTCCTTTCAGTTGTGAATCGCCCACATCAAGCGGGGCTTGCCGTCCTTGACCATGTACATGCGCGCCTTCCACGCATTGATGCAGCGCAGATAGGCCAGGTTGGTGGAGGTACGGACGAAGGGTTTGCCGTCATGGTCCACACCCGACAATCTGTAGTAGGTGAGGTCCTGGGCCTGGGCGGTGTTCTTGTTCATCTCAAGCTCCGATCAGCGAGACGCGATAGGCGTCGAAGTCCTCGTGAAACGGGTAGTAGTCCCCGTAGAGCACCACCTCCCCGTACCCGACCTTGTACGCACGCACGGATTGCATGGGACCGTAGAGGTTCCAAGGGCAGCCGTCCTTGGGCACGATCTCGGGCTCCACTTGGCCGCGAATGAATTCGATCTGCATCTCAAGTTCTCCTTGTTCAGTTGTGTCACTTCACGGCGAGCTTCGAGTCCCGCTCCAACTCGGCGCGGTGCGTCGCCATGTACCAGGCCACATCGAGCGTGGCTTGCTGCACGTCCTCGCGGGTCCACGAGCAGTCCGCCAGGGTGTAGTTGTCGATCGACGCTTGCACGTGCACGATCTTGTGAATCTCGGCGAGCCTCAATTGAGGATCGTTCTCGAATGCGATTGCCAGCCGCTTGGCGTAGCTGGCGCCGTCGGTGATGACGGCGAGGGCGAGTGTGTGCATGGTCAGGGTTCCTTCACGTAGTTGGCGACGCTGATGCGGGCCTGGGCCTGGGCGGGGGTGTCGTCGCGGAAGTGGATCAAGCGGGCCTTCACGGCTTGGATCAGGGACGGAAACAGGTAGCCTGAGGCAAGCCCGTTGACCCGCCACAGGGTGATGGGTGGCTCGCTCGGTGCGTGGCCGGTGAGGCGCACGTAGTCCTCGAATCGGGTCAGGTTCATGGTCATGACTCCTTGGTTTGGGTACTGGTGGTGCCCTTCTCGACGATGGCCTCCCTGAGTTGCCACCTGAGGTCGTCGATTTCGGCCTGGGCAAGGGGCTCGATCAGGCCCGAGAGTCGGGCCGTCTCGTGCTCGTAGCCGTTGGACATCAGGCCCTCGCGCTTCCAGTAGTCGAGCGCGGCCACCAGGGTGGCGAGTTGTCTGAGGTTCAGGTTCATTGCTCGTACTCCAAGAAGTTGAGCCGCTCGTAAAGAGCGTCGATTTCGGACTCGGACATGGGCACGAGAGTGCCCCCGTCCGTGGCGATGTGGTCGAACCCGGGGCTGTCCTTGTACGGCTCATTGGCTTGCCAGTAGAGCAGTGCCGCCCGGATCGTTGCGAATTCGCGCCTATTGAGCTTCATTGCAAGCCCTCCTCGGGTGTGTGCTCGATCTCGATCTCGTCGATGGACTCGTGCCGTGCGATGAACACGTCGACCTGATCCGCGCCCAGGTCCGAATCCAGGTGGCGCAGGGCCTCCGCGCCGTGGGTGTTGAAGTCGTGGAGGATGTGGTCCATCACAGGCTCCAGATCCAGATGAGAGCGGGGATGGCCCAGAAAGCGGCCAGGAAGGCCGCTACGGCGATAAATGGCCAGTTGAGGGTTCGCATACGTACTCCTTGGTTGCGCGTCCTGTAGGACGCAATAGGGCCCTCGCCGTGGGCGGGGGCAGTGCACCGATGGGCGCACTCGACAGGGTTCGCGGCCGCTTCGCGGTTGCAAGCCCTGCTCGGGTGGGTCCTGAATTCGGAAAGTGTCACTCCCGGGGGAATGCCAGCCCCAGGATGAGCACGAGGGCCAGGAACGTGAGCACGACGTGCGCGGTCAAGCTCGTAGTGAGGTTGGTTGCGGCGGCGATCGAGCACAGGCCGGCGACCAGGGCGATGAAGCGCAGCATGAGTCAGGCTCCCTTGAACTTGGCCATCAGCCAGGTGGAGAAGGGGATTTCGGTGGCCTCGCCGATGGGGATTTGGGCCTGGATTTCGGCGGGGGCTCCGATGGGGGCGTGGGCGTGGGCGTGGGGGGTCATCTCAGGTCCTTTCGAGGTTGGGCCCCGTCTCCGGCCTGGGCCGGGGAGCCGTTTCAAGCCCCCTTGGGGGCGGAAGTGTAGCCGAGTGGCTACCCAAGTTGCGGGAGTGTCAAAAAATCGGCGGATTTTGGGTCGGGGAGGGGGACACTGTGTCCCAAAGTGGGACACATTGGCCCACTTTGGGACAGTGTGGGCCCCTGAAAACTGCTTAATTTTTGGGCAGTTGGGGGGTTGGCGACGAAGAATCAAGCACTTAGGACATCCTCTCGAAAAAGTTAGCGAAAAGTCCGAAAGGGGGGTACCTAACGGGAATTTCGTTTTCACTTCATGAAATTTTTTTCGTAAAAGTGCTTCTCGTACGACCCTTTTGGGTTTTTTGTAAGGAAGTTCGAGAGGATGTGCTAAGTGCTTGATTGTTCGTCGGAGCACTTGCAAAGCTGACATTTTCGGACAGAAAATGGCCGAAAGTAGGGTGACACTGTGTCCCAAAGGGTGACAGTGTGGGCCAAAAGGTGACAGTGTGGGCCAAAAGGTGACAGTGTGGGCCCTACCTCAAGACCGTGTTAATCCGGCCAAGTGGCCGATTCGGCGGGCTTGAGGTAGCCCCCATGCAGGGGGCTGGTGCACGTTTTCGAGCAGCGGGTAGGCGTATCCATGTTTCACCGTGCGCTGACCGCCCGCCAGGTCGAGCCCGAATGGGGTTTGTGGGCTTGGCCACGAGTGTGGGCTTTAGCGTGGGCCTGGGCGGGGGGATTCTGACGATTCGACCGGGTCGCGCCGGCTACTTCCCCGAACCTCAGCGGGGCATCCGGGTAACGATACGGGGGGAATTCGCGGGGTCCATGCGGGGCTCGGTTTTTCTGTGCCTGCTACTGGGGTCATAACTTCCAGCGCTCCGGCCTGGTACAAAGGTCGGATCAACGACATGGGCAAGGGCCGCGGTAGCCTATGGCATCCGGGACCACTGAGAGGGGAAAGGGTAGGGTTTGACGAATGGCAACCGTTAATGCCATCCGGTCGAATCGTTGCCGATGGTAGCGCTATCACTACGTCGGCAAACCATTGGATGACCTAGGGGGGCACATGCACGAATCGATTACTCTGCAAACCACATGCGAGCGCTACCATTACCCGGCCGGGTGGCGCGGATGGTAGCGGGATGCAATGCGGTAGGCTGGCGCGGATGCTGGCGCCGAAAGCCCGTTAGACGTGCACGCGGGTATCCCGTGCGGCGCGCATGGTGGCGCCACGTGGCAACGGGAAACCCCTAGGTTTTGAAAGATCGACCTTTGGCGGATGCTACGGCGCGCGGTATGGCGTGCGATAGCCCGCAAGGGGGCGGCATGGCTGGACCATGCCGCAGCCCTAGGGCATGCGGTAGCGCATGCCCTAGGGCACGCCGACCATGCGGCCGGCGTGCCCCCCTCGCGTTACGCTGCGAGCGCGATCGGCGCGGGTTCGATCGCGGCCGGCGTGGCGGCCGGCGTGGCGGCCGGCGTGGCGCGCACGATGCGGCGCGGCGCAGTGCTGGCAACCTTGCGCGCTGCGAGCTCTGCACGGGCTTTCCCGCATTCCCGCGCGATCCGGTCGGCGGCATCGATGCGCGCCACCAGTGCAGCGCGCAACTCATCATCCGACAATGCCGCGATCACATCGAAGGCGCGCGCCACCGGGTCGCCCTTGGCGCGCACGTCGCGCGGCGCGCTGTAGGATTCTGCGAAGGCAAGCACAAATGCCGCCTCGGCCGCCTCGGCCGCCTCGGCCGCCTGCGCGTCGGTTCCTCGGCGTTGCCCCTTTTCGCGCGTATCCGTCACGATGCCGCCCGCGTAGTGCAGCATGGGGACCGCGCCGAGTGCGGCCGAGAATGCCGCGCGCACTGCATCCCCCCTTCTGCCCTTGCGCAGTTCACCAATGCGGGATGCTGCCAAAACGAGGGGGTTATTTGTGCCATGCCGCACGATGAGAGCGATAGCGCAGTGCATTTCATGGGCCACTGTGGAAACGTGGCATTCAATGTTCCCCGCTAGCCCTTGCAGTGCGTCGGCCAGTGCGTTGACTGTTGTACGGTTCGACATTTCAGGTACTCCAATGATGCGCCGTTGTCGGCGCGGTTAGCAGTGGTACCACTCGGCGCCACCTGCATGCAGTATCGACTATACATGGCACTCATTACATAGGGGTTTTCCCTAGGCGCTAACCGCCCGCGTTGCGGCGCCGCAACAAAGACCCCTAGCACATTGTGGGCATTGTCGGCGCCGCAGTGCCCCACTAGTGGCGCCGACGATGCCCTCGCCCATGCCCTCGCCCATGCCCTCGCCCATGCCCTCGCCCATGCCCTCGCCCATGCCCTCGCCCCTGCCCTCGCCCCTGCCCTCGCCCATGCCCATGCCCTCGCCCATGCCGCCGCTACTGCTAGGGGGCGCCGCTGATGTCATCGCACGCACTCCCGCGCGCATGGGCGAGGGCGAGGGCGAGGGCGAGGGCGAGGGCGAGGGCGAGGGCGAGGGCGAGGGCGCGCCGCTGATGCCAGCGCATGCGCGCCACGCGCGCCACTCGCGCCACTCGCGTTGCGGGGGGAGGGGGCATCGTCGGCAATGGGGGGCTATGCACATCGATCGTTGACGGGGTAGGTTTCCGTCGGCCTGGGCGGCGGCGGGGGCAACCACCCCCACAAGAAAAAAATTTCACATCCCCCAACTTTTGAATGCATAATGCACTCACCATGGACACACGACTCTCCCTTCGGGTACCGAAAAGCCTCAGCGACAGCCTCGAAGGGCCCGTCCCCAAGGCCAAGCTCGCTAAGATCGCCATCCTGATGGCCAGGCAGCGCCCCGACGTTCTAGGGATGGCCTTACGGGCACATAGCAACACAATTGCCAACCCTAAAAAAGAGGAAGAGACTCGGATCACCATCAAAGGTGACCCCGAGACCCTGAAAGCTCTTAGAGAACTCGCTGAACACAACAAGATCCCCATGGACATTGTCCTAAGCAGAGCACTGGAGGCTTACTTGAAGAAATACTGACACACCACACACCACTCACACTAAGGCACACATGACCTTTACAGACATCTTCATCGGCCTAAGAGACAACACACTATCGGTAGAGCAAGCAGCAGAAATCATCGGGCTCACACCAGAGTCCATGCGGCACCGGATCACTGTATGGGGCCGCCGACTGGAACTCCTCTTCGAGGTACTGGACCTACTGAAGACTGACCAAATCACAAGAAGTGATGCCTCAGCGAGGCTAGGAATCAGTCCGAGAGCGCTGAATAGGTTGCAGGAGTCATGGCACGCGCAGAGACCCGTCAAGACGTACATCGTCAAGCGCCAGGAAACTGCCATCAAGTGGGAGATGCACAAAGCCTGGGCCCTCGGCTACATCGAGGGCCGCGTCACCCTCGAAGACGCCGCCGCCGGCACAGGACTGCACCCACGCCAGGTCCGTCGCTGGATCACCAAGCTGCTTGAAAAGCACTTCAACATGCCGTGGAAGGACCTGAAAAAGGTCAGCCAGCGCAATCGGACCCGGATGGCCAACGAGATCGCCGAGGCAGAGCGGCTGGAGCTTGATAAGCTACGAGCTTTGGAGTCCATCGCCCGCGGCGAAAGGACCGCCCACGCCGAGGCCGTCGCCCGCGTCCTGGCCAAACCCAAATACAGAGGCAGAGTCTATGTTCGACGAGAAACAGGTCCAAAAAATCGGTAAGGGGGCCGCGGCCCCCTTCAATTGGTCCTCGCTGCCGACGGATCTGCTGATCAAGTACCGCGACGAGATCACGCAGCAGTTGCCGGCGCTGGAGTTGTCCAAGATCAACCTGGAGGAGGAGCTACTTCTGCAGTTCCACACCATCAGGACGCTGCAAAAAGACGTGATCGACGACGGCGATGTGCCCGTGAACCAGCGCGCGCAGGTGGCGAACGCAGTAGCGAGCAGCTTGAACAAGCTCGCGGAGATGCAGATGGGCGTCTACACGGCCGAGAGGTTCAAGAACGTGGAAAACCTGCTGATTCGGGTGCTGTCGAAGCTCCCGGAGGAAAGTGCAGCCGCCTTTTTGACAGAATACGAAAAACTGCTGGGTAACGGCGATGGATAAGGTGCAGATTTCGGCGACGACCAGGGCGAGGGCGCGAGCTTTCGCCGAGGTGAACGCGCTGAAGCCTAATGAATGGTCATATCTGGGCTCGGCGATGGCTTTGCGGGCGCGAAAAGACGGCCCTGTGTACCTGGTCATCGGCATGCCAGGGGCCCAGGAGGACGAATTGGCCATCTGGGCTCACTTTCGAGAGGGAAAAGTGATCAAAGTGAGGCCGCTGGACAGGGTAAATTTTGGACTCCATCTACCGTGAACACCTCTTGAGGCTGCGTACAGCGGTCCTCAAAAAGCACACTGCTGCCTCGATTGCGAAGTGGGTGACCGAAAACACCACCTACGCGGGCCAACCGTACTCGTACGACGCCCACGAGTTCCAGGAACGGGTGCTGAGCGAGACGGCGCAGCAGGTGGATGTGCGCAAATGCTCGCAGGTAGGCTTGTCGGAGGCCAGCACGCGCATGGCCCTTGCCCTGGTCAACGTCCTGCGCCCCTATACGGTGGCCTACACGCTGCCCACGGCCGCGTTCGCGGGCACGTTCACGAAGACGCGCATCGACCCGGTCATTCAGGGCTCGAAGGTGATGCGCGAGGCGATCCACCGCACCAACGACAACAACGAGGTCAAGCAGTTCGGCGACAGCTTCCTGTACATCCGGGGCGCGGCCAGCTCGAACGCCCCGATCTCGATCCCGTGCGACCATTTGGTCCACGACGAGGTCGATTTCAGCGACCAGGAGGTGCTCGGGCAGTATTTCTCCCGCTTGACGCACTCTCCGTGGAAGCGGATCACGAGGTTGAGCACCCCGACCTTGCCCGGGTTCGGAATCTCGAAGTCGTTCGAGGAGAGCAAGAGGTACTGGAACCTGTGCAGGTGCCACCACTGCGGCCACTGGTTCACCCCCGACTACTACAAGCACGTCGAGATTCCGGGTTTCCTGGGCAACCTGAAGGACATCAACAAGCACGCGCTGACGCGGATCCGGTGGCAGGAGGCGAGGGTGGTGTGCCCGAAGTGCGGGGACGTGCCTTCGCTGCTGCCGGAGCACCGCCAATGGGTCTGTGAGAACCCCGACGAGCACTATACGGGCGCCGGCATCCAGATCACGCCGTTCGACGCGCCACGGGTCATTACGGTCAGCGACCTGGTGCTTGCCAGCACGAAGTACAACCGCAGGCAGGACTTCGACAACTTCAACCTGGGGTTGCCGGCTGAGGATAGCGAGGCGACGCTGACCCGCGCCGACTTCGAGGGCATGTTCGTGCAAGAGGAGAGGCCCGGGGGCTGCGCCTACGTCATGGGCGTGGACGTGGGCAGCGTCTACCACTTCAACATCTGGGCGGTCGACGCCTGGGGGGACGCCCTTGTCGTGCACAAGGAGCAGGTTCCAATGGGCAACGCCAAGGCCCGCTACTTTGAACTCCGCGCGCAGTACCGGGTGTTGTGCACGGTGATCGATTCAGCCCCCCACGCCGAGACGGTGATGGCGATCCAGGACGCGGACCCCAACTGCTACGCCGCGGTGTACACGAGGACGAGGTCGATCCTGACGCACACGGTCATCGACAAGGAAGAGGTCGCGGACAAGGGGCAGGAGTTCGTGCGGCAGGTGAATATCAACCGCAACAGGGCCCTGGACGCTTACATGAACTACATCCGCGAGGGGCACATGCGCCAGATCGCCTCCGACGAGGACGACCTGGTGATCTCGCACCATATGAGCATGAAGCGGGTGAAGACGTACCAGGCCGACTCCAAGGAGATGGAGTATTCGTGGCAGAAGACGGACGGGGAGGATCACTACCACCACGCCCATCTCTACGCCTGGGTGGCAGCGCGCATCAAGGGGGTGGGGCGCAGCTTGATCCAGCTTCCGGTGTGCATGCCCATGAAGTTCCGCTTGAAGGACAAAGTGACATAGTTGTAGAATCGGCAGCAATCTGGGAAGATACGGTATCGGGTCCAGACTACGCCCCTGGCGGCCGAGTGTTTCACGTGAAGCATGTCGTGCTCATCGTTCTCCTCGGGTCAAGTGGCAGGGCCGGGCTCGAAAGGGCCTGGCCCTTGTCATATCGGTAGGGCGGGCACACACCCCGGGGGTCTAGATGTTCGAGCGGTTCAAGTCATTCTTCACGGGTCGCCAGGCGGGGGTGGATCTTCCCACGCAGCCTGACCCCAAGGTCCAGAAGGGCCAGAAGACCCTGCCGTCGTACCTGAAGACGGCCAAGCCCAGCACGCAGTCCCCGCTGATCCGCAGCGACATGCTGCTGGCCAACAAGGACATCCTCGAATACCGTACGAGCGCGGACAGCCGGCAAACGATCCGGGATTTCCGGCGCGCCAGCCCGGACCTAAGTGCGGCCGTCGTCAGCTACATCCGCACGGGCATCACCAGCGGGTACACGGCGGTGGCGCGCAACCCCGATGGCACCGTCAACCCGGAGGGAACCGCGGCGCTGCAGCAGATCCTGACGCGCATGAACGTGCTCAACGACTACAGCATCGGCTACGACGATGGGTTGTCGATCCGCTCGCTGTCGGAGGTGTGGGCGCAGGACCTGATCACGCAGGGGGCGTGCTGTGGCGAGCTTGTGCTCGACCGGATGCGCTTGCCGGAGAAGATCCAGCCCATCTCGACGACGCAGGTGCGCCTGTTCCCGTCCAGCGACGCCCGCAAGATCGTGCCCAAGCAGTTCGTGTCGGGCCAGTACATCGACCTGGACATCCCGACCTTCTTCATGGTCACGCTCGACGCGGATTTGACCGAGCCGTACCCGATCTCTCCGATCGAGCCGGCGATCCAGGCGGTGCTGTTCTCGGCCGACTTCATGAACGACATCCGTCGGGTGGTGAAGAAGGCGATCCACCCGCGCATGGTCGTGACGATCGACCACGACAAGTTCCTGAAGTCGGTTCCCCAGGACATTTCCGGGGACCTGGCCAAGATCAACGAGTACATGACCTCGGTCGTCGACCAGGTCCAGGCCCAGATCAACGGTCTGGAGCCCGAGGACGCCCTGGTCGTGTTCGACCTGTTCGGGATCAACATCCAGGACCACGGCAACACGAGCCTGAGCCAGGAGTACACCGTGCTGCAGGGCCTGGCCGACGCCAAGCTCGCCGCGGGTGCCAAGGTCCTGCCCACCATCCTGGGCCACGCTGGGGGTACCAGCAACACGGCGTCGGCGGAAGTTCTTCTGTTCATGAAGTCCGTGGAGGGCAGCGTGTGGGGCAAGCTCAATGAGATGTTCAGCAAAGTGCTGACGCTGGGTGTGCGCCTGATGGGCCACGACGTGTACGTGGAGTTCACCTACAACGCGATCGATCTGCGCCCGGAGAACGAGCTTGAGGCGTTCTACGCGATGAAGCAGAGCAGGGTGCTGGAGCAACTCAGCCTGGGCTTGATCAGCGACGAGGAGGCATCCATCAAGCTGACCGGCCACTTGCCGCCTCCGGGGTACAAGCCGCTGTCCGGGACGCAGTTCCGGCCCAACACGGGGTCCCAGCCGGCTGGCAGCGGCTACAACGGGGCCTCGAACGACGGTTCGACGATGAATCAGAAGATCAAGTCGGACGCGCCGGCCAAGCCAAAGTCTCCCAGCGGCCCTCGTGGAGTCGTGCTCCCGATGGTCAATGAGATGTAGTTCTGGTGTTTTGCACCGGATTGTCTTATCCTTCCTCTAGAATGTCATTTCTCCAGAAAAGGGCTATTACCCATGGAATCCACGAACGCACTCTCCATCGCTGACGCTTCGGTCCTGCGCGGAGGCGGACTGTCGGAATCGGCTGAAGCCCACGGCGTGTATACCGTGCAGTGCTTCGGCCCTGACGGTTCGCTGAAGTGGGAAGACAACATCGACAACGTGGTGTGTACCGAGGGCAAGAACGCGATGCTCGACGGCGGCAGCATCGCCAGTGGCTCTTTCCTGGGCCTGATCTCGTCGGTCAGCTACTCGGCAGTGGCTGCGGGTGACACGGCGGCGCAGATCAACGGCTCGAACGGCTGGAAGGAAGCGGGTAGCTCTACCAACTTCCCGCTGTTCTCGGCTCGCGGCACGCCGTCCTGGTCGGCGGCGTCGGCTGGCGCCAAGGCGTTCAGTTCGGCCGTGGCCATGACCGTGGTCACCACGGGCGGCACGGTCAAGGGCTGCTTCCTGATCGCCTTCTCGGGCGCGGTATCGACCATCGCCAGCACGGCGGGCAAATTGTGGAGCGCCGGCCTGTTCTCGGGCGGTGACAAGGTCCTGGGCGTTGGTGACACCGTCAGCGTCAGCTACTCGACGAGCCTGTAAGGAGATGTCATGAAGCTACCTGTGATCGCAGCCGCTATTGTCTTCTCGGTAGCCGCCTTAGTTGCGGCTCTTCCGGCGTCGATGATTGCTACCCCTGTGGCAGCGCAGCAGTACACGCCGCGCGTGTGTGATATCGACCTCGACGGCGATATCGATAAGGCCGACCTTCTGCTTATTCGCGCCGCGCTGAACACACCGGCCGCGCCGGGCGACCCCAGGGACGCGAACGAAGACGGTCGGATCAACGTAGCGGACGCACGTTTCTGCCAGCTTGTCTGCACGCGTGCCAATTGCGCCGAATACTGATCCGTCATGGCCAGTTCGCGTAATGAGGCGCAGATCACTTGGTCGTCGGCCAGCAGCAAGAGCGTTGCTGCTGGGACGACTGAGATCAGTGACGAGTTCCTATTCCATGTTGAGGATTGGAATGCTGTCGTGCAGCTTTACGCAGACAACAGTGGGACTCCTGCGAGCGGGGATACGATAGACTTTTCTATCGCGTTTACGACGGGTGACATTCTCGGGGACTCCGGCAATGATTACGACACGACCGAGCATGCGCTGCCGCTGACCAAGCTAAATACCTACTCGACCGATACGCCAGGGGAAGACCCGGCGATGTTTACTGTGCCGATTGAAACCGTCGCGCTTGGGTTCAAGATCATCGCTAAGAGCAACGCGGCGAGCAACAGTATCACCGTTCGTGCCCGCGTGGTGACGCGCCGCCCGGCCTGAAATCAAATGATCGATGCGGCGGGTCGGATCAACCGGCAGCAGCCGCTAGATACGCGGTGGCGCATAAACCCTCGGCACTGGCTTGCTAAGGATCTTCTGTTCGCGTACACGGGCGCGATAGCATTTTTGCGCGGCAGACCCGTGCATATGTCCAATGTCGGCGAAGTTCATTACAAGAAGGTCATCGGGCCTCATACGAACAGCGCGACTTTTTTGCAACCGCACTTTTCGCGCAGTGCGAATATATCGACCGGGGCGACAGGCGGGTCCACAAAATTCCCGTACTATGAGACGGGCGGACACTCGTCAATACTGACGCTATCCTGGTGGTGGAACGTCGCCTCGAATCAGGGGTCTACCGGCTTAGGTTCAGGCGGTCCATCGAGTGGGGCCTTTGGGGCGGTTGCGGGGATTCTTTTTGGAATCCCGAGGGCAAGTTTCTACACCTCGTCTGGGACATCAAGTACTCTTGGTTCAGGTGGAACGTATCTCGGCAGCGTTTGGCGGCACACGGTCGTCATTCACGGTGGATTAACCTCTAGAGCTATCTACGATAACGGGGGAACTAAACAATCAGCAAGCTCTAGTTTCGATATAGGGAGCACGCACACGCAAATATCCATGCTAGGTGCACGACACGGTGCTGGGTACGTGTTGAACGGGCTATCAAACTCAACCAAAGGAACTGGCCTACCTCTTGCAATCTCGCGCGTCCTCTCCGACGCCGAGGTCGCAAAACTCTACCAAGAGCAGTTGGTAAACCCATGGAACCTGTTCACAAGGTCGATTTGGGTGCCGGTTGGCATACCCGCCTCCGGGGGAACTCCCACCCTCTCCAACCTCACCGCCCACACCATTCTTTCGACCAGCACGAAGTTGCGCGTCGATGTGACCATCCCATAGGACGGCAACATGATCCTTCTAACGAGCACCAGCGACAAGGTCCAGGTCACCACCTCGGCTGCCGGCGATGTCGAGATCCACGAGTCTCACGTCGATCTGAATGGCTCGACGGTCACGCCGGGCCGCGCGAACAGCAACAGCATCGTCACTGCCACGACGGCCGACATCGTCGCATCCCCTGGCGCGAGCACAGTGCGCAATGTGAAGCATCTCACCGTGGCGAATCGCCACGCGAGCGTGACGAACACCGTGCTGGTGTTGCACACCGACGGGACCAACGCCAACCAACTCATCCAGGCGACGCTTGCTCCCGGTGAGTCCCTGGTCTACGACGAGGGGGCCGGCTGGTCTCACCTGAGCACCGTTGGCGTGCCAATCACGGCAGGGCCCTACGGCCCTGCCGACGTTCAGACTTTCACCTCGGGAGGCACCTGGACGAAGCCGACGGCCTTCACGCCGAAGGTCGTGATCGTCGAGGCGATCGGCGGTGGCGGTGGCGGTGGCGCAGGTGCCTCTCTGGCTACGGCGGTCGTGGCCAAGGGCGGCGGCGGCGGCGGCGGCGGCTGCTGGGTACGCGGTGTCTTCGCTGCGTCCGACCTGACCTCGACCGTGTCCGTGACGATCGGCAATGGCGGCACCGCGGGCGCCAAGGGCGCGGCCGGTGCCGCAGGTGGCAACGGCGGCGCGGGCGGCAATACGACCTTCGGCACCTATCTGACTGCCTACGGTGGTGGCGCTGGTGCTGGCGGCTCCAACTCCGCGGTCGTGACGGGCGGGGGCGGAGGCGGCGGCATCGGCGGCGCGGGCGGCAATGGCTCGACAACGGGCGGCACCGGAGGCTTGCCCACTGCGGCGACCAACGGGTCAGGTGGTCAGGGGGTGACCGGCAGCGTGGCGGTGAGCACGACCTCGAACGCTGAAGCTGGAGGTGGTGGTGGCTCAGGTAGCGCGAACCCACCCGTTGGCGGCGGCAACGGGGGTAGCTCGATTCGAGGCGGCGGCGGCGGCGGGTCGGGCGGCGGTCACACTGCTACACCCACGACCGTGACCCCTGGCGCGGGTGGGGCCTCGGGCTCCTACACCGCTGGCGGCGGCGGCACGGCGGGTACGGACGGTGCAGGTACCTCTGCGGGCGGTAACGGCGGTGCCGGGTCGGGAGGCAACTCGACCAAGGGTGGTGCGGGTGGTGGCGGTGGCGGTGCCAGCGTCCTGGCCTCGGCGGCAGGTGGCGACGGCGGTGCAGGCGGTGCAGGCGGCGGCGGCGGCGGCGGCGGCGGCGTTGGCATGAACCCGGGCCTCGGCGGCAACGGTGGCGCGGGGGGTGCCGGCCTGCTCGTCGTCTACTGCTGGTAAGCCAGCGCCATGGCCCGCCTCGGCCAGTTCGACGAGGCCCTGCTTGACGCGGGGTGGTTCGACCCCGAGTTGCAGGTCGCGGGGTGGTTCGACCGCGACCTGATTGACCTGGCAGTCATAGCCGAGTCTGCCTCTGCTTCTGATTCGGCCAGCGCTACCTCTCAGGTTGTTTCCAGTTCATCCGAGGCAGGGAGCGGGACAGACTCCCCGAGTGCGGTCGCCACACTCCTGGTTTCGGAAACTGAAGCGGCCAGCGCGTCGGACAGCCCCAGTTCAGTTGCCACGTTCCTGGCGTCCGCGGATGAAGTGGCCAGCGCAGCGGACGCCCCCAGTTCGGTGGCCTCTTTCCCGGATTCCGCGAGTGAGGTTGCTAGCGCGGCGGACACCGAGGACGCCGTATCGAACCTGGGTGCAGCCGCGACCGAGGCCGCCAGCGCGGCCGAGTCCAGCAGCCAGGTCGCCACACTTGTCGCCTCGGCGAGCGAGGCTGCATCGGCTTCGGACACTACCGACGCCGTCGTGGTGCCCAAGCGCATCTACTGGGTCATCTACCCGTCGGCGGTAACGGCTCCCACGGCGGCGCAGATCGTCGCCGGGCAGGACGGCACCGGGTCTGCGGCGACCGCAGCCGGCTACGACACGGCGCCCACGTCCACGACGACTTCGTTCGACCTGAACGCAGCCGCTGCGATCAGCGGCTTGACCTCGGGGGTCTCCTACAAGGCGTCCGCGGTCTGGTTCGACGGGATCTCGACCTACTCGAATGTCGCCGTCACGGGGGCGTTCACCACCGACTCTGCCGCCAACGTCTCTGAGTCGGCCAGCGCCACCGACACCTCGTCGTCGGTGCTGCTGACGGCGGCGGTGCAGACCGAGGCTGCGTCGGCCACCGAGTCCGGGTCCGCGGTCATCACGCTTGTCGCGTCGGCCACGGAGAGCGCCAGCGCGACAGACACGCCGAGCGCGATAGCGAACGAGGTTGCCTCTGCGACTGAAGCGGCGTCGGCCACCGAGTCCGAGTCCGCGGTTCTGTCGACCGCCGCCAGCGCCAGCGAGAGTGCCAGCGCTACCGACAGCGAGTCGGCGACGCTGCAGACCTCGGCCAGCGCCAGTGAAAGTGCCAGCGCGACGGACTCCGAGTCGGCGACGACGCAGACCAGCGCCTCAGCCACGGAGAGCGCCAGCGCATCCGATAGCGAGTCGGCGACGCTGCAGACTTCTGCGTCGGCGACTGAGGCCGCTAGCGCGGCGGATTCCGAGTCGGCGGCGATGCAGACCCCTGCGTCGGCCTCGGAAAGCACCAGCGCGACGGACTCCGAGTCGGCAACCGTTCAGGCGCCGGCTTCGGCCTCTGAGAGCGCGAGCGCGACTGACACCGAATCGGCGACGACGCAGACCTCGGCTTCCACTTCGGAAAGCGCCACCGCGGCGGACTCCGAGTCGGCCGTGTCGAATCTGCCGGCGTCGGCCACGGAGGCGGCGTCTTCGAGCGACACGGTCTCGGCCATCGCCAGCGTCCTGGCGAGCGCCAGCGAGCCCGCCTCGGCGTCGGAGACCACGTCGGCCGACACCGGGTCCGGGGTCACGGCGAGCGAGTCCGGGTCGGCCACCGACACGGTTTCGGCCATCGCCAACGTCGGGGCGTCGCAGTCCGAGTCGGGTGCGGCCACCGATGCGCCCACCTCGGTCCTATCGACCAGTGCGTCGGCGACGGAATCTGCGTCGGCGGCAGACTCGGTCGACAGCACCAAGTCGACCTCCGCCAGCGCCAGCGAGAGTGCCTCGGCCCTCGACAGCCCTGCGGGGGTGCTGATCACGCCGGCTGCGGCCACGGAGGCGGCTGCGGCTTCGGACAGCCAGTCGTCGGTGCTCATCGCCGTGGGCGATGCCACGGAGGCGGCTGCGGCTGCCGATACGACCTCCGCCACCGCCAACCTGCTTGCCTCCGTTTCGGAGACCGGGAGCGCGCTGGAGGATTCCAACACCTCTGGGGCCTCCTCGGCAAACGCTTCCGAGTCGGCCAGCGCCAGCGATACGACCTCGGCTACCGCCAACCTGCTGGTTTCGGGTGCTGAGTCTTCCAGCGCCAGCAGCACGGAGTCGTCCGTCGCCACGCTGCTGGTTTCGGATGCCGAGTCGGCTGCAGCCGCTGAAGATGCGTCCTCGACGGCCACCCTGCTTGTCTCCCGGACTGAGCCGGCCTCGGCTACGGAGACCTCGGACGGCGCCAGAGCGCTCGCGGCGTCGGCGACCGAGGCGGCTAGTGCCGCGGACAGCGCGTCCTCCACCCTCATCGCGGTGGGTGTTGCTTCCGAGACGGCGGCAGGTCTCGATACGTCGTCGGCCACGGCCGTCAACTTGCAGTCTCACGCCGAGGCGGCTGCGGCGGCTGATACGCCGTCGGCCGTCGAGTCGACGACGGCCTCGATCGTCGAGGCCACGACCGCCACCGACAGCGCCAGCACCAGCGGCAGCGCACCCGCCAGCGCCAGCGAATCCGCCAGCGCGCAGGACAGCGCCTCCGCGACGGTCATCCTCTACGCCGACGCCACCGAGTCGACCTCAGCGATCGACTTTGAGGGTGCGACAGCCTTCATGCCGGTATCGGTCTCCGAGACTGCGGCTGCCAGCGACTCGTCGATGGGTGTGGGTGGGTACTTCGCCTACCTCTCCGAGTCGGCGCTGGCGTCGGAAATCTCGCTTGCCGACTACATCTTCATCCCCTCGTTGGATAGAACCCTCGTCGTCGACAGGCAGGACCGTGTGCTGCACGTCAAGGCGGAAGATCGAGTCCTCTTCGTGGATTCAGAGAACAGAAAGTTGAGGTACCTGCATGGCTGAGACGTACGACCTGAGCAATCCCCTGGGCCCGACCATTGTCAAGGACCCCGATGCGAAGCTCGACTATTCCGTGGACATTGCTGACTGGCTGAGCGCGGTTGGGGATTCAATCGCCAGCTTTACCGCTACGGCGGCTGCACCGCTGGTCCTGACCTCACCGTCGCATGCTTCAGGGGTTATGACGGTATGGGTCGCTGGCGGGCTTGCAGGTACCACGAAGCAGGTGACTTTCAGATTCACGACGGCTGGGGGAAGAATCGATGAGCGCTCGATCTTCTTGAAGATTCGCCAGCGCTGACAACCTATGCTATAAAGACAAAAATGAAAGATAGGACTCTATCCGACTCTAGTTCCGTCGTTTACCCGGAGACTCTTTGGGCAGGCACGGAGCATTCGCTGCAGGTGGCTGAGCAGGCGTATGCCCGCATCCTCGCCGGCTCGATGAGCGGCACGCCCCCCGCGGAAGACGGGCCGCCGAGAAACCTGAAGATGGTGGGCCGTGTTGGGGTTGTTTCCGTCGCGGGTCCGTTGGTCAATCGGGATTCGTGGCTGAATGACGTATTCGGTCTGACCTCGTATCAGTCGATCCGCAATGCACTGGTCTACGCGGCGACCGACCCGAATGTCGGGGCCATCGTTCTTGACGTGAACTCGGGGGGCGGGGAAGTCAGCGGGGTGTCGGACACGGCCCGGTTGATCTCGACCATCAACGCCAAGGTCAAGAAGGTCTACGCCTACGCGGGCGACAACATGCTGAGCGCGGCCTACTGGCTGGGCAGCGCGGCCGGCAAAGTCTACGGTTCCGATACCTCGGAAGTGGGCTCTGTCGGCGTAATCCTGACGCACAAGGAATACTCCAAGGCGTTCAAGGAGGCCGGCATCGGCGTGACCGTGATGCGTGCCGGGGAGTACAAGGCTCTCGCCAACCCCAACGAACCCTTGACCGACAAGGCCAAGGAACAGGTTCAGGCATCCTTGGATTCGGCCTACCAGGTGTTTGCCTCGAACGTGGCCGATGCTCGTGGCGTCACCATGGCGCACTTCGAGGCCAAGATGGGGCAGGGCCGTGTTTTCCACGGTGAAGGCGCGGTACAGGCTGGCATGTCCGACGGGGTACTTTCCTTCGACGCGCTGATCACCAAAATCGAGAAGTCACTTGACACTTCTGAAAATCGGGCAAACAATCCGAGCATTCTCCATAAAGGATTGAGCATGCCGAAAGTTGCGTTGACAGAACAGCAGATTGCCGCGATTCAAAGCGGTGCTCCGCTGGCTGCCGCTGCCGCTGCGGCCGAGGTTGTGGCCCCCGAGGCGGAGGTCGAGGCCCCCGCCGCTGAAGTTGCTGCGGCTGAGAGCGAGGTTCCTGTCGAGCCCGCCGCTGAAGTCAAGCCCGCTGCCGATGCCGGCGTCGTGGCCTACCTGCAAGGTCAACTGACGGCGGCGACGGAAGCTCAGGTCACCCTGAAGGCGGACCTGGACAAGGCCAACGCCGAGTTGGCTGCTCTTCGCACCACCCACGCTCCGCTGATGAAGATCGCGGCGCAGTCGGTGTCGAACATGCGCGTCGGCCTGGGCCTTGCCAAGATCGATCTGTCGGCCGCCTCGGCTGAATCGCTGCTGGCTGACCATGCAGCGATGACCGAGACCTTCACCAAGTCGTTCAAGGTGGGTGGTGTTGCGGCGGTGCCGCAAGCCGACGCCGTCAAGGACGAGGCCAAGCCGGTCTCGCCCCTGCATCTGGCGCATATCGCTGCCACTCGCTTCTCTCCCGCCAAGTAATCGGAGCCCCCAATGGCAAAGTTCCAGATGACCGAACTGGTCGACATCGCAAAGACTGTTACGGCCCGCCTGGGCGCGAACACTGGCAGCGCAAACTGGCTGACCGACCTTGAAGTCGGGAAGTTCGTCAAGCTGGCCGGCGAATCCCGCTATGACCTGTGCGCGGTCGGCAACGAAATCGAGGGCCGCATGGCGGCCTACGAGCCGGCTTCGCAAGACGGCTACGCCATCGGTTCGGTCACCACGCAGGGTCGCTTCCAAGTGACCTTCGACGGTCTGCAGGCAACCCCCGGCACCGGCACCCTGGCCATCGGCGACTACGTCGTCGCCGGCACGGCGGTGGCCAAGGGCACGGCCCTGACGGTTCCTGCCAAGGTCTGCAAGGCCACGGCGGCTGGCAACACCCTGAACTTCAAGTGGCGTGTCGTGTCGCTTGGCTCGGCTGGTACGGGCGCGGTCGGTACGACCGGCGTCATCGAATTCGTCGCTTAATCGGAGCAATCGAACATGGCATCCTTCCTCGACGCCTCGGGCGCGACCCAGCAGATCGACCTGAATGTGTCGATGTACCAGCAGGCTGCACGCTCGGGCATGAGCTTCCAGCAGTGGGTCAACACGCAGTACCCCACGAACGCTGAGAAGTACGGCTCGACGTTCAACCAACTGATGGCCAGCGAAGGCATCTTCGTGCGCCCGAACCGCGAACTGGGCATCCGCGCCAGCACCATGGACGACATCCTGAACGGCCGCCAAGCTGGCACCGTCGTCAAGGACGGCGTCCCGGCCTCGCGCATCCTGTTCCCGGCCGTGTTCCTGCAAGCCATCGAAGACAAGCTGGTCGCCAATCTGACGATGACGGCCGACGCCTTCGAGCAGATGATCGCGGTCGACGAGTCGATCAACGGCGACCGCTACGAGCAGCCGATCCTGAGCTTCAGCAAGCCGGAAGCGGCTCGCAGCCAGGGCATCAGCCAACTCGCGCAGCCGGCGTCGATGCTGACGATCACGTCGAGTGACGTGGCCTACCGCATCCCGACCTTCAGCCTGGGCATGGAGATCAGCGATCAGGCCCTGCGCGCCAGCACGCTGGACATCGTGGCCCTGTCGCTGGCCCGCCAGGCTGCTGTCGAGCGCAACGAGCGCGCCCAGGGCTACATGCTGGCCCTGTACAACGGTGACACCGACAACAACGATGGCTCGCTGTCGTCGCTGGGTCTGGTGCAGACCTCGACCTCGTTCGATTCCGCGGCTTCGGGTGGCAACCTGACGCAGAAGGCGTGGATGAAGTACCTGATGAACAACGGCACGAAGCGCACCATCACGCACATCGTGACCGACATCGACAGCGCGATGAAGATCGAAGGTCGTGCGAACAAGCCGACGGTCTACACCGACGACGCTCAGTCGCCGCGCATCGACACGCAGTTCACGATCATGAACCCGACCTGGGCCAAGAACCCGCAACTGTTCCTGACCCAGGACAGCAACTGGCCGGCTGCGACGATCATGGGCTTCGACAAGAGCGCCGCGATCCGTCGTGTGCGCAGCCTGTCGGCGGACTTCCAGGGCATCGAGTCCTTCGTGATGCGCCGCAGCCAGGCCATGCGCTTCGACTTCGGCGAGCACGTGAACCGCCTGTTCAAGGACGCCTTCGGCTGCATGACGATCTCCTGAGCGTACCTAGAGATCACGACGCCCCTCCCCGGAGGGGCGTTTCTTTCGCCCCATACTCCTATGTGGTGAGACGCAGGATACCTACGAGGTCAGGGTTGAAGAAGCACACGCAGGGGGAGTTTCTCGCACGCTTGTCCAGCGTTCACGGGGACAAGTACGACACATCCCAGGTGTCGTACACCACGGCCCACGCCAAGGTGCGGTTGGTGTGCCCGGGGCACGGGCCCTTCTTCGCCACCCCGGCGAACCTGCTGCGGGGCACGGGATGTCCTGGCTGTGCTGCCGGGCCGAAGGTGACGTACGAGGAGTTCGTTGCCCGCGCCCACGGGGTGCACGAGGGTGCGTACAGCTACCCGGACGGGCAGGGCTATGCCGGGGTGCGCCAGAAGGTCGAGATCCTCTGCCCGGCGCACGGGGCGTTCAAGCAGCAGCCGTATCACCACTTGAAGGGGGCCGGGTGCCCGGAGTGTGGGAAGGAGAAGGGGGGCCGGTCGAGGAGGTTAGGCCAGGACGACTTCCTTGCCCGCGCCGCAGAGGTTCATGGGGCCACCTACGACTACTCCGCGGTGCGGTACGTGAGGGTCCGGGACAAGGTAGAGATCCGGTGCCCGGAGCATGGCCCCTTCCTGCAGACCCCGCATCTCCACTTGACTGGTCAGGGGTGCCCCCGGTGCGCGCCGCGGAAGCAGGCGGAAGGCCGGCGCAGCAACACCGAGAACTTCGTGGCGCGGGCCCGTACTGCCCACGGCGGGGTGTACGACTACTCCGGGGCCCGGTACGAGCACTCTGCGCAGAAAGTCGAAGTCCGGTGCCCGGAGCACGGCCCCTTCCTGCAGACCCCGCACGACCACTTGGACGGGCACGGGTGCCCCCGGTGCGCGGTCTCTGGTCCGTCGGCGGGGCAGGTGGAACTGTTCGACCTCGTGCGTTCGGTGCGGCCGGATGCGGTTCTGAACTACCGCTACGGCCCCGGCAGGAAGGAACTGGATGTCTTCGTTCCCGGGCTCATGCTGGGGTTCGAGTACGACGGGCTGCCGTGGCATTCGAGCTGGGCGGCCATGGACCCCCTGAACATTTGGCGAAAGCACCAGGAAGCACGCGCCCAAGGCATCCGCGTGGTCAGCATCTTCTCCGACGAGTGGGACAACAACAGGCCCGTCATCGAGAAGACGGTGCGGCATCTCCTGGGGGCTTCCCCACGCCTGTCCGCAAGGCAGACCAGAGTCGTGTTGGTCCCCGCCGACGAGGCCGCCACCTTCCTGGCCGACAACCACGCCCAGGCCGGCGCCAGCGGTTGCGACCACCTCGGGCTGGAGCACTCGGGCACGCTGGTGGCCGTCATGTCGTTCTCCTCGGTGAATAGCCGCCGAGGGCACCAGGTCGACAGTTCCGCGGAACTCCGCAGATTCGCCACGACCTGCAGCGTGGTGGGTGGCGCCTCGAAGCTGTTCAAGGCATTCCTGCGCAACTGCCCCCAGGTGACACGCGTCGTCTCCTACTCCGACAACCGCATGTTCGACGGGCGCCTGTACGAGAAGCTCGGTTTTTCCAGGGAACTGGTAGGGCGCCCGGACTACTACTACGTGCGCAACCCGTTCCTGTCCCGCTACCGCAAGAGCAACTTCACCCGCGCGAGGCTGGCCGAACTGCCGGGGTTCGATCCCGCGCTCACCGAGAGGGAGAACATGACGAGGATGGGTTGGTACCGCCTCTACGACTGCGGCAAAACCAGGTGGGTCTGGGTCAGACCTTGAGTTGAGCCCCATTTTCTGATAATGTCAGTGCCTGCACTTGAGAGGTCCGCATGACCGAAGCGAAAAAGACCAAGCCCGAGGCCGCTGAAGCGCCGAAGGCCAAGACCGTGGAATTGGTGGCACTGCGCGCCGTCTACGGTCTCATGATTCACCCGTACACCCAGGCCAGGTTCGACCAGAGCAAGGCCACCGACCACGAGTTGGATGGGTGGGTGAAGACCCAGATGGACGCCGGCAAAATCGCGTTCGCCTGAAGGCTCACGGGGGCTGAACCATGGCAGTGGTGGACTACACGAGCTACGACGACATTCGTGCCGCTCTTGGAGTGTCTTCGGACGAAGTCGAGGACGCCACGATCTCGCTCCCCCTCTACGATCTCAACCTCACTTCCGAGTTCGAGGATGTCAGCCTGACGCTGGTCGAAGACTACGCAGCGCTGGCATTGACGCCCCCGGCTGGGTGGACGGCTGCACAAGAGCGGTTCATCCGGTACACGAGCCTCTTCGCCACGTACGCCGTGGCGAAGCATCTGACCGACTCCTTGCCCTTGTTCAGCCCCAAGGAGATCAGCGACGGCAAGGCGAGCATGGTCCGTTATGCCGTCGACCCTTACAAGGCGACGATCGCCAGCGTCTCCAACAGGTACCAGCAGTACCGGGGCCGCCTGTCCGAAGCCTACGGAGACCTCACGGCCGAGACGGCGACGCCCACGGTGTTGTTCCCGTACTTCCGGGCCGTTGCCCCCGCCCGCGACCCCGTCACGGGCACCTGACATGCGCTTGGAGAAGGTCGCGCGGCATTTCGACCGCATGGTCTGCCGCGACGGCTATACCGGCGAGCACCTGTTCCGCGCCCAACTCGGTCTGTACGACGACAACAAGCGCGACAGCGAGACCCAGGAGCGGCGCACCATTTCGATGGGCGCCGACACCGTGTTGCCGGCGCGCCGTGTCATCGCGGCCGCGGGTACCAGGTTCATCCTGGGTCATGCCAACCCCGACGACTTCAACGGCAGCACGCTGCGCGTCAGCTACGTGGCGCACGAAGCGACCACGCTGGCCGTCGTCCGCACCCTGGACGAGGTCTGCACCGACGCCACGGGCACCAGCGCCTATGCAGGCCGTGCCTGGGTCAAGGACAAGGCGTACACCGACGAGGGCTCGAACCTGTTTCCGCAGGTGCACTTGCACTTCGCTGCGGGAGAGCCGGTCTCCGACGACAAGATCGTCGGCTACGCCGGCAGGTCCTACATCGTGCGGGAGATTACCGATGGCGCAGGGGGCACGCTCATAGCCACCTGCGAGGAGATGGAGGAACCCAGTGTCGAGACCGCCTCCATTTCGAGTGGTGCATACAACCCTGTGCTGGACACAGTGGCCGGCGCGCCCACCTCGGTTCAAGTAGTTCGCGTGCGCTGGCAGGCCCTCTTCAAGTACAGGAACAACCTGGCGCCGAAGTTCTCCCCGGGGGACATGCAGATCGCGGTGTCCAAGTCTGACGTGGCAAGCCTACTACCCGGTGCCACAGTGACCATGTCCGACGGTACCTGGAAGGTGATGTCGGCCCTCAGCGAAGGCCCCGTGTGGCTGTGCCGGGTGACCCTCCATGGCTGATAGCTGGGAGAACCTGGACCTGGCCTTTGCCGAGCTTGAGGCAGAGTGCACACAGATCATCCGCGGGTTCACCGTGCGGATCTGGAGCGGCGTGCTGTCGAAGACCCCCCAGTGGGCGGGCCGCATGGTCGCCAGCTACAACTACAGCCTGAATTCGCCCGATTTCAGCGATCGGTCTGACCAGGTTCCCACCATGGAGCACCCGGATCACCGTTGGCCGGTGAGCCTGATGGGCCGCCCCTTGTGGCCGGGGCACACCAACGCCATTGCCCTGGCCAACTCAGCCAACCGCGGCAAGGACAGCGGCTTCCGCCTGGGCGACACGGTGTACATCTCCAACGGCGTCGACCACGGTGAGGGTCCGTATTCCCAGGATGTCGAGGATGAGGCCATCCCCCTGCGCAGCCCGGGCCAGATGGCCCGCCGCACGTTCGACTGGGCGGGGATCAACTACGCCGAGGGCATGACCCAACACATGGGTCAGGTCTACAAGAACCTGCACCTGGGAGCTTGACGTGGAAGACCAGATTCGTCAGGCCATCATCGCCGCCATCAATTCGGGCTACCCCACGGCGTTCCCCGCCGTGCCGATCGTCTACCCCAACGCGCCTTTCGACTGGAACACCTTGCCGGAGCAGTTCACCGAGGTGGAGATCGAGTTCCAGGGCGGCTCCCAGGTGGGCATGGCTTGGGCTCCCAAACGTCGGGTGGCCGGCTGCGTGTACGTGCACGCGTATCGCCGAGCCGGTACCGGCGTCAAGGGGGCACTGGACGTGGTCACCTGGTTCTCTGACACCCTGAAGTTCCAGCATTTGGGCCCTGCCCAACTGCAGGCCCCGGAACCTGACGGCAACAGCCAGCTTCGCGGGTTCCATATCGAGCACCTGAAGGTGCCTTTCTGTTCAGACCCCGCTTGACGGGCTTCCATTCCTGTGCCACGCGGCTACAATCCGCAATGACATTCTCTGAAATGAGGAACTAACCATGCCGGGCAGCCTTTCCGCATCGAACCGCTCGCAGCTTGCCTACAAGCTGGAGGGGACCTATCCGACGAACTTCGGGGTGCTCCAGGCCGGCAACGGTACGCTCCTGAACATGACCTCGGAGAACCTCGACTACACCATCAAGAACGAGCAGTCGAAGCAAATCCGCTCCGACCGCCAGATTCCTGACGTGGTGCAGGTCAGTGCGTCCGCCCAGGGCGGCTTCCAGTTCGAGGCGCAGTACAAAGAGTACGACCCCTTCCTCGAAGGTGTGATGGAGAACCCGTTCGTCGCCTACGGCACCAACGGCGTCAGCACCACACTGACGGGTACGCTGACCGTCACCAGCGCCACCGTGCTGACGGCGAGCGTCGCCTCCTCGGGCGCTGACATTTTCACCGGCCTGGACAAAGGCCAGTGGTTCAGCATCATCCCGGCTGTCGGTGAGTCCGCCGCGGTCAAGGCGTACCTGAAGGGCCGCGCCTTCCGCCTGAGCGTGACGGTGGCGCCGACCTCGACCGTGCTGACGCTCGATGCTGCGACGCCTGTGGACAACGCGGTCATCACTGCGCCCCTGGCCACCGGCTACAAGATCGCCTCGTCCCGCGTCTACAACGGCACGACGGTCAAGAGCTATAGCCTCCAGGTTGGCCACGCCGATGTCAGCCAGTACCGCTTGTACCTGGGCATGATCGTCTCGAAGATGGACGTGAAGCTCAGCGTGGGCTCGATCGTCACGGGCGGCTTCGAGTTCATGGGCAAGAGCTTCACGCTCGGTGCGTCGAGCAACATGGGTGGTGCGCCCGTGGCGTCGCAGACCTTCACGCCGGCCAACGCCACGCGCGGGGTGTTCGACATCCTGGAAGGTGGTGCCTCGGTCACGGCGACCACGTACATCAAGTCTGCCGACTTCAGCATCGACAACAAGATCCGCATGCAGGACGCCGTTGGCGTCTTCGGCACGGCGGGCCTTGCAGCCGGCACGCTGGAAGTGACGGGCAAGCTGGAGGTGTACTTCGCCGACGCTGCGATGTACAACAAGATCATCAGCGGCGTGGCGTCGTCGCTGACGATCCCGCTCCTGGATGTCGACGGCAACGGCTACGTGTACTACTTCCCGAACATCAAGTACACGGCGGCCAAGGTGGCGACGGGCGGCCTGGACCAGGACAACATGCTGTCCATGGACTTCACGGCCACGCTCGATCCGCTGGCCACCAGCCCGACGTACCAGAAGACCGTCGCCATCTACCGCGTCGGTACCTGATAGACGAGGCGGGGGCAACGACCCCCGCCCACGCCAACGACCCATCCCACCACCACTGAGGTATTCATGACTGAAGCCAAGAACGACGCGCTGGACATCTTTGCGCAGTACGCAACCGATGAAGGGCTGGAGAACAACGGCACCTGGTTTCCGATCGGAAAGAAGTCGCGCCTGCTGATCGCCCGCGCCGGCAACCGCGCCTACGGCAAGGAGTTGACCCGCCAGGTCGAGCTGAACCGCGTGGCCCTGGACGTGGGTGATGACTCCGCTGATGCGCTGTCCGAGCAGATCATGATCTCGGTCCTGGCCAAGACCATCCTGCTTGGCTGGGAGAACATCAGCTTCAAGGGCGAGACCCTGTCGTACTCGGAAGAGAACGCTCGGGTCCTGCTGAAGGTGAAGGACTTCCGCAAGCAGGTTGTGACGTTTGCGGAAAATCTGCAGTCATTCAAGGTCAAGGAAGAGGTGGAGCAGGGAAACGGCTGATCGCGTACCTGGAGTGGTACCTGCAATGGGGAGGTGAAGAGAACGAGAAGTTGTTCAAGGTGGTGTTCCAGTCCGAGGGCAAACACCACCCTGCATTTCTCCGAAAACCCACCCTGCCTCTGGGCTGCCAGAAGTACCTACGGGCCTACCGATCCATCAGTGCCGGCAGGCAGTGGGGGCAAGGTGGGCCTCTTCCATTGGCGGTGAGCGAGATAGAGGCATACACAAGGATGGCCGGGGTGGAGGACCCTGAGACGCGGTTGAAGTATCTGAGGTTGATGCAGCGGTTGGATGTGGCTGAGTTGAACTACCAGAGCAGGAAATCCAAGTGACCACAGCGAATCTAAGCGTAGGCATCAACACCTCCAAGGCCAAGGAGGACCTGCTTGAGTTGCGTCGCTGGATGCGTGCGGAGATCAACACCTCCGCGATGCAGCTTGCCATCCGCTTCGACGCCAAGTCGATCGACGAAGAGATCCAGCGCTACTTCAAGCAGCGCACCTTCCGCATCTCGCTGGGTAGTGCCAACCTCAAGAACGTCGGTCGGGAGATCGCGGGTGAGGTAGACCAGGCCCTGGCCTCGGTTTTCCAGCGCCCCCGCCAGATCCGCATCGACTACGGCCACCTGATCGACGGCATTCGCTCGGCTGTCAACACGGCTCTGGGCAGCCACACGTTCACGCCCGTCGTCAACCCGATCATCAACGCCCCCAAGGGCGTGGCTGCGGCGGCTTCGCATGCCGCGGCGCCGTCGGACGTGGCGGCGATCATGCAGGCAGTGAAGGCGTCGCTGGAGCCCGCCGTCAATGAACTGGTGCGGGCTGCCGCCCTGGTCGGCGGTACCGCCCGCAAGGTCGGCGCAGGGACGGGGGCGGGTGGCAGCGATGCTGCTGCCAGCGCCCGCGTGAGTCGGTCTTACACCGACAAGGCGACGGGGGTAACGACTGGTCACAGCTTGAAGGTGGATGCTGAGGAGGCTCTGCGGACGATCGAGGAGGCCAACGCCCTAAAGCGGCAGATGGAGGCCGAGGTTCAGCGCTCCAGGTTGCTGAGCAAGTCGGCTGCCAAGCACACAGAAGACGACGTGCGCGCCCTTCTCGGGGTGCCCTCGCGCAGCGAGGTCAAGACCTTCAGCGCCCAGATCAAGGCGCAGATGGAGGCGCAGGCGGCCGAGACGGCGCAGGTTTCGGCCTTC